TTAGTACTGCGTCGCAAGCCAAGGTCGTCAATGGCAGATTGAGAATTTTCAACTCCTACAGTATCGTTTCTCTGTGCGGGGGTTACAGTTTCAAACCACGTTACTAATTTTTTACTTTCACCATTTATAGTTAAGGTAGCCGTACCGGAAAGATTACAACTAAATCCATATGGCAAATCTATTCCTTCAAAAGAGATATACTTTGAAGACAACTTAAATGGATACGAATTAAATCCTGAAGAAAATCCTATTAAAGAATTAAGATTTCTAGTAGAAGATGTTCCAGTAGGCCTCTCGATGAGCAGATGGGGGCCAAGCCCACCTATCTTCTGTAATGAGGGAGAGTACTTTTTGGTATAAGCAAGCAGTGGAGAATTTCCTCCGTTAGATGTTATTATCTTGTGCAGAGAATATGATGATGGTATATTTTCTGTTGAGTCTGGATTATCAACAACTTCAGCGTCTTTAAACTTAACATCAGGATTGGTGACTTCTATATAAAAAGTGACATCAGCTATATCTATCTCAGATAAAAGATTACTCTGAATACTTACTAACTTTTCTGCCATTTGTGTCTTCAAATAGGAAAAAATGCTAGAAGTATTTGAAGATGTGTCTGTAGTTAGATTTCTAGCATAGACGCTTTCTGATGCCGACAGTGTAACAATTTCAAATAAAACTTTTTCAGAATCCTCTAATGCTGGTGAATACATTACCCAAGATGAATCCCAGTCTGTAACAAAATTGATTAAAGATGAAGCTGTTGTTATTTGTCTGGACGATTGTGATTTGCAATACATCCCGTAAGAAATTGCATTATACAACAACTTAAGAGGTCCTTCTAATATCGCAGAGAAAATATTATTATCATTCTCAATATTCCCGAAATGAGATGAACCACTATTATAATTTGTTACTCTTTCAGAGTATGCTGTGTCGTATATTGAATTACAGTATGCTAATAGGTTAAAGGTAGTAGCTATAATATTACCTTTAGATAAATTATCTATACTACTAGAGGCGGGGATAATTGCCCCTATGGGATACTGTGCAGAAGTAGTAGCTCCGGCCTTAATAAAAGCGTTGTCGTTTGCTAAGGATGAAAAGTATTTATAAGTTTTTGGCTGACTAACGTTTCCATTCATTAATCTTGATCCAAATATTCCGTAATAGTCTTTTTCAAAAATATTATCCGAGAGAGACCATCCACCATTTTTATTAGAATCTATAAGATAGTTAGCGTCTATCATGTCAACAGTGTTCGCAGTCGCTCCATCAGACATTACTAACTGAGTTCCTGCATTTAACTTTGATGCGTCGGGGCATAGTGACAGATCTAATATTAATGTACCAAATTTATTAGCGGTAAAATAATTAATTTTAGCTGCCTGATCAGGAGTAATTGCTGCGTCAGGAGACCACAATAAAATGTCATATTGACCTATTTCAGATATCGAAATTGTGTCTATGTTTACTTTCCAGTAATTAGCTTGATTTTTGATTGTACCAGTTGTTGCTAAAGGATTTTCAAATCTTAAACGAGTAAGATTAAAGGGAGAATTTTGAAGTCTATATAGGGAGTACGCATTTATGTTTACACTATTTGAATCAGTATAGAGCACTGCCGCATTTACAGTTTTTAGAACTGTGTTTGAGTTTGCATCCAACTCAACACCATAATTAACCTGATCAAAATTAAGATTTCTTTTAATTCTTCCTATTAATCTCCAGTTAAAAACTTCATAAGTTCTATAATCTTTAATAGCTTTACTGGGAACTACTACCTGATAGCCGTTCTCAATGGGTTGATTAATCAAATTTATATTAGTATATTTTTGTTCTATCTTTTTTATAGAGAAATTTTTTGAGCCATAATAGTTTGGATCAATTACAAATGACTCTTCTGGAAGTTCTTTAAAATACTTTACTGGATTTATTGTTTCTGCGTATCGAAATTGGAATCCGGATATATTGCCAGACTCATCTGCCTCAACCTTATTATACATCAACTTTAAATTAACTGGCTCTTGTGAGTCCAAGAACACTAAAACCCTATAGGGAATTTCAGAAAGAGAAGTATTGGATTCTGTTCTAAATGGTTCTAATAAAATTTTATATCTTTTTTTATTTGTAATTGTATTGACGTAGTCTTTTCCAGACTCATCTAATACTTTTACTCCTAAATCAACGATTACATCATCATTAATATAATCGTCTAGCGATGTTAGCGCGAATACTGCTGGTGCCACTATAAAATATCTACTGACATAAAAATAATGACTAAAAGAATCAGGGCTTATGGCATCAAGATCTAAAATTTCCGAAACAGTTCGCCTGTCTATTAGTGAGTTACTTATGGTTATATCTTGAGTTGCTATTGAGGATGACCCATTAAGCCTTCTCAAGATACCTAGCTCATCTGCATACATGATTTCTGACGAAGATGTTTCTTTAATTTTATTTTCTACAATAGTGCTAGAAACGTCTATAGCAGATACATTTTTTCCTGGACTAATTGACTCTGAAGTAAACCATGAAACATTTACGGCATCGGCTGGAACTCTAGTTCCTATTTTTGTTGCTTTTTCCTTACCAGATTCGGTTAAGTTGTTAAATATTTCCATTATTCTTCCTCGTGATCCGGATGCAGTAGGGAGTAATCAGATATATAGTACGGAGTGGATCCCATCAAACCCATTTGATATTGATCGTATCTGTTTAGTGGAACCCATTTTGGAGGTGACCAATTTGGTGTCGAGTTATATGAGTATATAATTTCTGCATCAGCGTGACTATAGGCAAACTGGGGGGTTGCCAGTATTTGCGAGCCCTCTTGCCTATTAATCGTATATATGTTCGGTAGCGGAATATCATTCTCATAGCTATACTGGATGGAATCATATGATTCATGCCAATAGATAACGTCTCCAGATATAGTAACGTCATTAGAGGAAAGAACCTCTCCACTGGAAGTTAAAATAGATGTAACAGCCTCTGGATTAGAAACATTAACACGAGCAAACCAGTAACCTGGCGTACTTGAATCATTGGCTGTAATCGCATTTGATATAGTAAATTCTCCATTAGAATCAGTATTCACTACGTAATCAGGCGTAGCAGCAAAGAGATTCTTTAATGTTCTTCCAGTGTTCCATGAAAGTTGGATCTGATTATTGAATGGCTTATTCTTCCAATATACTTTTCCGGATATTGATAACTTGCTGATTCCATCGGCATTTACGCTGAGGTCAGATGCTGCTGCCTTAACTGATAGATTAAATGGATCGTTTCTATTTACATTAAACGGGACGCTAAGGGCATAACCCTCTGAGGAGCTGTTGGGTCCACCATTTGGCGTGCTCAATCCTACTCCAACGATATTGATAATACTTTCGCTATATATTGCTGGTATGTCACCGTTGTATCTAATTACAGATGTAGCCAAACCATTATCGCTAGTCGTGACATATGAAGGAGTGGCCGAAATTACATCTCCCGATATAGCAAATGTCTGGCCTGGCTTTAGGTTCTTTTCATTATCGTAAGACACCAAAGATAGGTACATTAGATCTGAAGTAGAATCAGAAATATATGCTGGCGATAAATAAGCTTCCACATGAGAGAATGGATAATCCTGATCACTCACATATATGTAGCCTTCATCTATTGGATTTGCTGATGAACTTAAAGATAGATCTATAGGATATGTATTGTCATTTATCGAATTTTCATAAGTAATATGATATACAGAATCAACATTTGGCGTTGCGCTAAAATATATGATTGAATTATATTCATCATTAGCGAGGCTATAAACATCGCTATCAAGATACCATGCGTTATTAGCCTTATATGATACTAGGTATTCCCTATCGTACACTAACGGTGTGGCACCTGTGTCCATTTTGACCCGATTAGATTCTACAACAATCGGCTCTACCATTTGTTTGCCGGTATAATTATCAATGATTGATACATTTAAAATATCTTCATACGCTAGATAAATTATTTGATCAGCACTGGCGTTCACTATTTCACTATTCTGAAAAGTTAACTTTCCAGGAGTAGCGGCGTCTTCGAAAACAATATTTCTATAGCTCTGACCATTAACATCTACAAGTACGGGTGCGCCATTCCTAGGTGTATTCGAAAGATTAATATTAAAAAATCTTCCAGTAGAAGATTCTGTTACTGGATTTGCATATATGTAATAATCATTTTCATCTAGGTACATCCAGCCTGTATGAAGTGCTGATCGCTGCTCTTCAATTAAGAATCTATCTTTTTTAGCATGTATGTCTACTGACATTTCAATTTCTTGGCTAAAAGAAGAATTCAGATCGCTTAGGAGTCTGTTTCGAGATTCTGCATAAGCTTCTATTTCATCTTGTCCAGTATCAAATGTTGCATCTTTTATTATATAGACATCATTTTCGATAAGACCAAAAGAACTTTTGTCCAAATATATCTTACTTAAAAAAGAATCAGTATTGAAGTAAGAGTTAGATTCATTTTCGCTTGATTCATAAACATTATCTAATGAATCTATGTATCCACTAAAAAGATTAGGAGTTGTTTGAGCCGTAAATGATTCATAGGTATCAAAATATATTGGATAATAATTTGATGTAGCTGACTCGATTAGTAGATAGTGCGGTGTTGCTGCATAATTAATTGTAGCAGAATCAAAATAATCAGCTGCCCCCAATGACACATCTAAAGAATCAAAAGGTTGCCATAATATATTTGGAGAAGATGAAACTAAATATTGCGAGTTGTCATCTGGATTTATAGTTCTTCCGCCAATAATTCCTGATTCTATATCTTCTGCTCCAAAATATCCTAGGCCATTTGGGGCTTCAACGTTTACATAAAGGTACTGAGGAGTAGCACTCGGGGGCAAAATGACTCTATCTAGCAAATCATTTACATAAATAGACTTTGTTGAGGTACCTAAGATGGAAGGATCATTTTGCGGATTCAGACTAAAGGTATTTTTTAATATATTGGTATTTAAAGATACTACTTTTGTTGCGTAGTTTGTAGATCCAATTTTTATGTTTGCATCTTGTGGGCGCCTATTTGGAGTGGCCATTGATGTGTAGGAATTGGCAGCTGGGTTAGTATAGTAATTTGGAGTACTCGTAGTAAAGGAGGCCCAATAGCTTGCAGTCGCAAGGGAAGTATCATATGCTTGAGAGACATAATTCCATCCGCCATTTGAGAAGACTATCTTTACTGAAGAAGCGTCATTAAAGGTAATGTTATTAGTTATGGGAGATGCATGGGTGTTTAGGTAGATCTGATTATATATTTTATCTTTGAATACCACATCAGGAACTGTGTTACCTTCCTGATCAAATATTCTAATATAGTTAAATTCAGGACTAGCAGAACTTGTAGCTGGAAATCTATTTCCAACATAAAAATCATCTCTATTGCTATAGTTTAAATTTGAATAGAATGTAGAAGGAGTAGCATAGTTGTCATGTGGCGGCATTATTATTTCATATGTTAATCCAACTCCAACATCCTGAACTACTCCAGATTTTCTTCTGCCGGCTTCGTAATCCTGAACAGTTCTTAAGTAGTTAACATACCATGAATAGTCTACAAGGATTGGCGTGTAGGCGTACTCTATCCCGGTTTTATGCACTCCGGCTATAGACATTGACCCATCGAATGATATGGTGGATTTCTCTAGCGATTCTAGAATAAATCTTCCGTCAGAAAAATCTCCGATACCTGGCTGATAATATTCTGACAGTGGAGATGTACCTATGTCATATATAGCAGGTATTCTAGCGACACCTTCGCCATCTAATCCGGAGTAGTCCCAAGTTCCCTCGCCCCATCTAACGTATCCTATATTGGATGGATACCTACTATTTAGATCATTTACTAAATCTTTGAAGATTTTTTCTGGCCTACCAGAAGGTGAAAAGTACGGTGTTGTTTTTTCTAAGTCTGAAATTTCATATATACCTGGAAAAGATTGAGTGCTAGCAGAGTTTACATCTAGGCCGTAAGCATTCCAAATGTCTAACTCTCTTCTCAGTGTTCTCTTTAGGCCGTCGGCATAGATTGCTGGAACATTTTGTGAAACATCTAATATTCTTTTTTTGTATCTAGAATTAGTTTCTTTATATAGTCTTTGTAAGCCTGTTTTTGCGCCAAACTCATCAAAATCGTTAAAGATGTTAACTGCGTACTGCTCGTAGGGAGATCCGTTAATTAATAATGAGACATATTCTCTCATCATGAGAATTTGCTTATCTATTGCATTGTAGTAATAAACGTGATCTGTTATTTTACTTCTATGAAAATCTGCCAAAGAGTTTACTGGTACAACATTAACGTCATCTCCAACGACAGTCTGAAGATTGGTTGGAGTATCGTACGATACGAAAGCCCAAGCGAGCATGTCTTCGTCGGCGCTATTGATAAATGCGTTGATGTCTCTCAAGTCCATTTGTGAAACTATGTCATCTATATTTTCCTGGACTAATGCTGTCAGGAATTTACCGCCTGTAGATTCAGGAATGGCTAGAGAGGGCGTAGCAGGCTCTAGGGAGTCATCAAATAGCTTTGTCCATGTTGGGAATCTTCTTAAGATATTCCTTGCTACAGTCGAAACTACTGGAGATGTAGGCTCATGTATGCCTATTTCCAAATAAAATAATAGTCCTAAATTTGAAACATCTAAGTTTTCGGAAAATATTTCAAGTTCTATTTTTATCCATGGTTTAGAATTTCTAATAAATATAACATTAGAATCAAATGACAGAGAGGACTTTAACCATGGCCCATTTTCTACATCAGATTCATGAATCTGGATATTGAAAGACGGAGTCTCAAGTCCTTGCGTATTAGTGAAAGTGTGCTTATAAGCTAGTATGTCTATTCTTGAGCTAGTGTCCAAAAAGCGTAGCAGGTCGGGCGTAGCGGGCTCATAGACTATTTCTCCAACGTTAGTTACATACACCACATTAGAGCTAAGGGGTGTAGATGATTCCTGAGAATAGGAAGGCGAAGTAACTTCGGTACCAACGTAAGTATTGTCTCCGATTAAATTAAGACCATAGCGAGACCTGGTGTAGGAGTAGTTCTTATATTGACTATTGCTATACAGGTTTACGGCGTTACTTGTCCATAGGGGATTTCCTGTTAAAGCGTTAGATGTCTTGACGAAATCTCCGCTTTTAAAAAGTAACAAGTATTGCTTCATTTAATCCTCAGTTTAATTAAAGTTATTGTATAAATAAAATATATTTATTTATATAGCTTATTTTTAATAAGTTGCAGATCCCATTATAACAGAATTTATAGTGACAGTTCCAGCGGAAACATATTTTTTAATGCCTTCTAAGGAAAAATCTTGTATAGACAATTCCTTGCCATCCGCTGTGAGACTTGAAACAATTGCACTTCTGATGTAGTCAGACGATCTATTGATTTGGGCTTCAATTTCCTTTATGGATACCGAGTCTCCAATAGTCAATGAATTTAAATACCTCTTAATGAATAAAGATGCCTGATTTTTAATGCCAGAAGATAAGGTTTCAGATACGCCCATGGGAATTCTGATCGTAGCACCAACTGATACTGTTACCTTTTCGGCTATTCGAATATTTAGCTTAATGCCGACGGGCTTAACTGCATTAACTGCTATCAAAACGTTTTGTGGAAGATTACTTAAACCACTTGTAGTCTCTGGCACAACTACAACATCGCAAGATCCAATTCCATACGATCCTTCTCTAATTCTTACATCCCTTACTCCTCTTACGGCGAGGGCAGCAAACCTTACCGACTCAGCGCTTCCTATGGCTTTTGACTTAATCGAGGCAATTATTCTTCTTCTAAAGTTGGAGTCAGATTCTGAATTTATATTGGAATATACTTCCTTAGGATTATTGCAAAATAGTATTACTCCAGCTGGAGAAAAGAAGTTATGCTTTGTTAAGGAGTTAACTGGAGCGACATAGGCGTTGTCGGAAAAGTTTGGTTCCACCCTACCATAAGCCCTAGTGGACCCAACCGGAATAACTACATCTCCAGCTAATTTAAAGCCATATTGTGTAGAGATAAAGTTAGACACATCATTGTATACTAATACGCCTTTTGGTATTGTAATTGATGTACTATGGGCTTTATCTATGAAGAATTCTATATTGAATGATTGCCTGTCTTCAGAGGCATACTCTGTTATGCTCTTTCTTGAAATCCCATAAAGGTCGCCAATAAGATCTAAGTTTCTACCGGATGCGCTAGACAAATTACTTTGATTTATATTAAATTTTAATGCCTCATAAAGATCTGACACTTCAGAGCTAAACGCCTCAGCAAATGCCCTGGCAATAGACCCTGGATAGACTGCAGATATTCCTGCATCTTTCTGTAAAGAATTTAATATATTTATTAATATATCTGACTTGCTCTTAATACCGTAAACAGACATTTATTAATCTCCTAGATTTTGACTTACTGATAAAATTATGGGCTCATCTATATCTGACACTATATGAATATCAAACTTAATAGTATCCTTACTGGTTGGGACTGCGGTTATCTTAATATTGCGCCCCTTGAAAAGCCCCTCCCTTTGAAGGCCAGCTCGAATAAGATTTTTTCCAAATTCCGCTGTTTCCTTTGTTTGTGGCAATCCGTAAAGTCTAGACAGATCTATACCAAGCTGAGGATATATATAAAAGTCTCCAGGCTCTGTCATCAATCTTAAGTAGATTTGTTGTATATCTTCCTGCATAGACGATGGAGCTAAGGATAAGTCTTTATTTCCATTGATGAGAAAGTCTCCATTTAAAGTAAAATATAGGTCACTCATTAATTTCCTCTAATGCTAACTGATGTGCTTGTTCGAAAGATGCTCCATCCTTCATGAGATTTATCATGTACAGGATATGCTCTTTAGAATAGTCAGATTGATATATCTCCAATAGTCCTATTTGTTCGTTTGTCAGTCCATCTATGCTATATTCTGACTGATAATTCTGCTTAAGAGGGTCTATTGATGGGGCAAATCCATATTCACCTGTTATAGTAATAGGTTTTTGCTTTTCTTCCTGATCATATTTTTTAGCTGAATCTAAATAATAACTAACGCCATTTTGTGCAGAATGTATCAAATTATGATTTATTTTAACTAAAGTTGGCTCAATATAGGATGAGGCTGCGTAGTTAAAATTGTAGCTATTCCACCTAAGGCCGTCTTCTTTTGTGTTAATTCGAACAGAATCTCCAAAAAAAGAAATAGATTTTGACCTTGCGCTGATTATTATTCCTATCCCTGGCGCAGCAAAAATCTCTATATCGCCTTGATCATTTAGTCTTATAAAGCTAGATAGGTCCGGATGACTTAAACCTACCTCTCTGTCGGAAAACTCTTTTCTTTTTTTTATCTCAGACGATACTGGTATGGGGGAATCTTGGTAGTTTATTTTATTTATTGATTGCCTGCTCATTAGTGAACCATAAACCTTGGTACTCCTGTATTGACCCTATACTGATATGCTCTATTGTATCCAGAATTTGTATCATCATAGTAATTAATTATATAAGGTCTAGATTCATTATTGTCTCTAAAGCCTATCAGGCATCTTGAGCCCGGGACTGGCGCTACTACTTGAACGCCCCTTAGACTGGGACAAACTACATCTTTAACTATATTTCCTAGATTTTCAGAATACTGATCTTCCAATACTACAACCGCAGTGTTGCTAATATTACTATAGGACATGATAACTCCAGGCCTCGTCTTGGCCTTTTGCATTTCGGACAAATTAATTTGGTCCTGTATTTTTTTATCAAACTTTGGATAATTAACTGGCATAAAAAATCTCCTTATTCATAAACTATAATACTTAATTATTATTTACTAAAATTGCGCCATCTAGCCATTGGGTGATATACGCAGCAGAATTCTTGTTTTGCGTACCAGAATCTTTGGCGTATACATCTTTAACCCATTGCTTCAGTGCTGCTCGAGTTCCTCCACCACTTTCATAAACCCTTACGGCGTCGTCAAATTTAACTGATCCTATCCATCCATAAGGCTTCTTGTAGTTATCGCCCCACGCTTGGAATTGATATCCGGTCTCTGGCGTCATTCCTAATTTTGTAAAACCATAGGATGGGGGACCTCCCATTCTCAAGGTATAAAACATGTATGCTTGATTTAATGGTATCCAAACTCTATGGTCAACTAGTTCTCTTAATTTTTCAACAGTGGAATTGTATGTGCCTTGTGCTCGATAGTATTTATATTTTTCACTTAATTTTCTATTATAGGTATCTGCAGTAGGGGGTTGTTCTCCTGGAAAAACTGTGGTCCAGTTTTTGCTTGCCATTTGCCAACCCTGAAGCTGCTCTTTTCTTGAGCCTTCTGTTAATTCATAAAGTTTCCCACCATGTGCATTTGTTGACATATTGATCTGAAATATACCTAAAGACATGAAGTCACCGGTACTAGTATTAGGATTACATGAAGTTGGACAGCCTCCACCACTTTCTCTGACGGTAATTGCCGTAAAAATTGCTGCGACTTCCTTTGAGCATACGGTCGTATGCAGTAGCTCGTAAACTGCGTCTTGTCCTATATTCTCTCCCCAACGACCATAATAATTTGTTGTAAGAATAGAACTAGGAGTAGTTGTTCTTGTATCGGGGAATGTGCCAATTCCCGGAATATAGATTGTTCCAGGGGGTGAAGCTGTTTCATTGGAATAATCATCATAAATTATTCCTGCTGCATTCATTTGTCCATCAGGGCCCGTATACTTTCCTGCGCGCATTCCACTAAAACTTAGGTGTATATGATTTGTGTGAGCGTTATCTCTGTTGTCGGCAAAGAAGTTTACATATTCTAACTCTGGTCGACTTATTTTAAATGCGCATGTGCTAGCGTCATCGTTACCACTTTGATCAATTCCATAACTGATGGCATAGTCCTGATGAACGCACATCAAATCAGGAAGTAAATATCTAGGAACTTCCACTAATGCGTCCAGTAACATATACAATGCGTCATCGTATATTGTTCTGGAAACTCCACCACTTAGATTTATTGGATCTTTATTTATTTTACCAACAGATGATATGTCTACAGCTCTTCCACTAGAGTGATCACTCATCCATAATTCGTTCTTTTCATTCAGATCCATTCCCCACTGTCTTCCGGAATCAAAACTACCACTAATAACTATTCCCTGTCCGTGCAAATGCAGTAAAAGTTCTATGAGTGCCGGAGCTACATAAGCGTTAGCGTCGGTTGGATTTTGCAGAATAATATCTTTAGAGATAACTCTTTGTGAAAGATTTACTTTTGCATCTGGAAAAGATGTATCTTCACCATTGTATACCGTAACTCCTTCGCGAGCAAACTCGTTAGGAATGTCAAATTTAAAACTTGTACTAAGAAAAGTGCTAGGATACTTGGAACGCAATAATGCTATTCTTCCTTGATACCACCCTTTTTCTTCTTCAGTCATCTGGGCAAAAAACGCTACATTTCTAAATCCTCCACTTTGCGTTTCAGCGGAGGCTGTTTTATCATTGGAAGACGACGTTGAGTCACTTCCTCCGTCTTTGCCGCTAAAATTTCCAACACTTATTTGCTGCAGATTTGCTACAGATCTACCTACGAAAGACCCACTGAAATTTTTTCCAGCCAATGAATTTGCTATAACCCTATTAATTGCATCTCCGCCTGTTAGCTTAACAGTTCCGGTTTCCGCGTTTGATGCAGCGGTTATTTCATCTTCTCCTTGACTTTCTGGATTATTAACTGTCAAGTAATCTGGATTTTCTACAGTCCCTGCTGTGGCTATTGATCCACTTCCCGTAATTAAAGTATTTAAAGATGAAGATACACCTCTGGACATTGCTGCAATTGCATACTTTGGGCTCCTAAAAAATGCATCACCGTTAACTACATCGGACAAAGTTCTGGCACTTAAGGTTTGGCCGACCATCGGTCGACTTATTGATGCGCTAGTATTTTTGACTGGAGTTTTTCCACCAGGGAAGAAGTCTGCGTGAAGTGAGGTGGCAAACGACGCAGAATCAGATAGAGCTGCATTATTAAAACTAAAAGACATTTATTACTCCTAAGTTCCGGGATTCAATGTAACTTGTTTTGGAATTAGTGCAGATTCTTCTGCGCTAATAACGGACTGTGATTCGACTAAGAGCTGCTTTGTGTATACTGTAGCTAGATTATTGGCTACCAGTTCCCAGTTCAAGCTAACTGGATGGCCATCCTCATAGTACTCGTCCCAAAATATAGTAGGCCATTCATCTACTTTATTGTAAGTAGCTTCTAAGACCTTGAAGCAGACTAGGTCATTATAGAATCTATTAAATTCTTGTTCCGGAATTCCATAATCATCTAATGCGCTAATTGACAGACTTAATGGTGGAGCATACTGAATATCTAAAGATTTAATTTTATCAAAAATATTACTTCTTTTTATAAAAATTGGAGACTCTTTATAGATTGAACCCAATCCTGGAAAATCTTTACCAAAGAACTCTTTAGTAACGGGGTTGTCTATGTCTGTTGTAACTATTGTTTTTCCTCGATTTAACATAAAGCACTGGTTGACAAAGTCTTTTATTTGATTGATCATTGATTCTGGCTGGTAGTACCAAACAGTTCCCAGGATTCGATCGAAAACGTCTTTTGTATAATTTTCTAATCTATTCTCAGTAGCGCCTGGTTCAAATTGAGCTTCAAATATAACGTTTGTATCTGCTTTGTTTGTAACTTTTATTCTTAAGACGAATACTCTATTTTTTAGCTTTGCTTCCGTATACAACATAGCTCTACCTCCAGGAGTGGAAATAGGTGTTATAGTTGTTCCATCGGCACCTGGCTCATCTGGAATAGACCCAACTTTCATAGGGCTGGTTTCCCCAGTATTTATTCCATCAAATCTAACAGTAAATGTAGCACCAGATATGACATCCTCAACATCAAACGTGTCACCGTCGTTAAACTTAGTAACTGTTGCTATCACCTTAAATAAAGATGTTTGCAGATTTGCTTTTTCTGGACCTAATCCAGAAAGGCTAAGTACGCGAGCGTGCGTTAGGGCGTTTTCGTAATCGGTATATCTTACTAGATCTTTTATTTCTGTTTCTTGCCAGCCAAGACTCTTTAGTAAGTCATCACTTCTTATGAAGGTATTTCCATCGGCAGTTTTGACTTTTGTTCTTGCGCCTAATATTCCTGGCAATAAAGCTTTTGTATGATACCTACCCACTACCATTCCTTGATTATACGATAGGCCGGCGTCCATTGGTTGACCATTCTTATTAAGATACTGAACATAGCAGCCATGCTGATCGAGTACATTGTCCCTTAACCATGTCCAACCCCTCCAGGCTAACTGGCCAACGATTGGAACTGCTCTTGCTACGCTTGCACCCACAACTTGCATAATAGTATCTGCCCCTGAAGCCTTACCCTGCCCCTTGCTTTCTATTTCTTGTAGTGCTTTATCTGGGAGACTTAGAGCAGTTTGATTTGCCATAATGTCTTTCATCAATGCGGAAGATCCGTGAGTATACTGGACTCCACCAATCATTTGAGTGCTCAGTGAATCTGCTAGCGCATCTATGGAAATGTTTCCACCCATATTTATTCCAGTGTTTGATGCCATGATATTATCCATGTAGAATCTAGTGTCATTCCTCATGTTTTGCATGCTGAGCCATGAGTGCAGCCATGATGACATGAACCATCTGGATGGATCATTTACAGTAACTAAAGCGTTGGGTGTGACAGTAGTAATGTATCCCATCTCTGAAGTGAAGTGATGCACTACTTGTTCTACTTCAAATATTCCATACATTCTATTATAGACATCAGATAGATATACTAAGTCGTGAGGCCTAATGTCTGGATTGCCGATCAGCGTGAGTTCCCCACCATAAATATCTTTAATTGATTCCTTCAAATGAGATAGTGCTACTCTTCTTGCGGAGAGTTCGTCTGGTGTGCCCTGTAATGTTTTTGCATATCCCCTAAATGATTCTAGCGGGTGCATAAATGGGTGCAGCACTCCGAGGAAACCTGAGCCAACCATATTATCATAATATAACCCAGTCTCTACTGTAGTTTCTGTTTGGCGCTCGGATGGCGCACCCTTATCTAATGCCACGGTGACTGGATTTTTTCCATCTGACACTGCGGTGATAACAGTAGAAACATTATTTAAATTCTCTTGAATTTGATTAGATATAATATGAGAGAAGGAACTTAGGTAATGTATTCTCTGAAATGGCTGACGAATTTCAATTACCGGTTCTCCATATTCTCTAGTGAAAGGATTGTCAACAGCTCTCAATAAGGTACCCGGCCTGCCAAGGGAATAATAAATTGAATCATTCAATACTTTATTGAGGATATGAGCTTGTTTACTAAAGTTTCCAACTTCAGAAAGTGCATATCCCATTTGCATCATACTTAGCTTGAACATACCCAAGAGTGAGCTCAGACCATCCCCAATAGCCCCAAGTATCGGACCTATATTCTCGCTATAAAAATCTCCTATATCTTCATCTAATCCACCGATAAATGTTGAAGAATTACTTCCTTCTCCTTTTGTGCTAACTAATAATTTTAAGAATTTATCATTATTTTTAGCGTACTGGCTATAGGGACTGATGAATGCTTCGAAAACTTTATCTACCGGCTTGAAAGACCATTGCCCATCTTCTCCGCCTCCACCTGGGGTAATAAATCCACGCTTTCTATCCGGTCTGAGGACTAACCAAGCCCTACCGTAACCTGTACTCCAAAGCTTTTGTCTAAATAATCCAACCATTAATAGGAAGAGCTGCTTAGGCGTATTGATCACTTCAGCTAGCTTTATAGCTGCTGCTGGATCATCTTTATTTTCAATTGAAATTGAAAGCGCGTTATTAATTACCTGTGATTCAAAAAAGTTTGATCGAATTCCATCTAGAGATCTAGTGATGACACTATTAAAGTACTGTATTATTCCAGCGTCTCCGCGTATTCCCTTACTTTCGTAATCTATATAGTTTTTTCTAATAAATTCTACAGCTTCTATTCTAGATGAGGCACCATTGAGGCCGACACCAGATCCCAAGTCAGTCGTAGTGTCTGGCGCGTTAAAAAAGTCAGAACCTAAAAGAATAGCCAATTCATCTACTCCTGTGGCGTCTGATCTTCCAACTGTAGAAAGCCCAGGAATGCTGACAATAGATTCTGAGAATTTTTTGAATGGAGTAGTATTAGTTCCTCCTAATATTTTTCTAAACTCTTCAGGAAAAGGATCGGTTGAATCAGCGTCCATGCCATAATGTCTAGTGAATATAGCTTTAACGCTATCGTATGTGTGATAGCCAAATCTAAATTGGTCCCAGATATCGGAAGCTTGACTAAGGGTTCTTCCATTTCCGGCAATCACTGAAACATTGGGGTCATAATTTTCATCATAGAAAGATCTAGCTTCTACTGATGTGCTATCCAATACGGAATAAACTGGAGCAAAGCCTACTCGTCCACTGCCAGTTTCTTCATCTCCTGTTGTATAAAGCTCAGCGTCTAGGCGGTCCCATAGTTTACCTTTATCTAGGGCATCATAATCTAAATCTACAATTGCTTGAAAGTAGCTTGGATCATCTCCGCTTTGAAGAATGTTTCCACCGTATGCATAGTTATATGCAGTGACTTCGGAATTTGTTGCAGAGTATTCCTCTAGTGAGCTATTTTTATCGCCATCAAGCTTAAAGTAATCTCCTACGCTAGGCTGACCAAAATCTCCAGGACCAATTATTTTTGGTGAGGCGGTAAACTTATTAGCATCTCCGTTGTCGTCTATAGCGAAATTACCAAAACCAATAATATAAGAATTTTTATCTGCGTCATTAAAAAATCTTTTTACTGGTGCTGCGCCGGACGAGACAACTCCCAATGGAGTATCGTCAGGGACAAACCCAAAAAAACAATCAACGTCTCGAGGGAAAGTGCTTAGTCCTGTTTCGCCTTCTATTTTTTTTAGGATAGAATTTTCAAGGCCTACTCCATCATGCAGCGAGAGATTTGCCCACGCTGGCAAGGACTCCGCTAACTGGCTGCCATCTATAGTTATTTTGTCGTCTACTGTAGAAACAAAAGTGCCTAAATACCACGCAGCATCGGGGGACACAACTGCCTCAACGTCATCGTCACCTTCTCCCCATAGGAAATAAGCTGGAGCACAAACGACTGCCCTTCCTGTTAAGGGGCTGAATACAAGTACTTTTCTTTTCTTATAATCTGCGGCGCTACCGTATAGATCTTCGAATCCATATACTTCTTTAAATCTTTCCAAAGAGGCGTCTACTGCATCGGGCTTGTATGGCCATCTCATTGCTATGTAAAATTGCTCTTCTTCTGCGGTGGCAGGAGATCCCCACTCCTGGTAGGATATGGGCTGACTTAACTCATACTCAAAACTAAAATCATCTTTATTTTCTTCAGTCGAAGCTTTTGCACTATTAACTAGCACAAATTCCTTGGGTCTACCTTGTGACTCGACCGATGGCAACGGCATTCTGCTGTATGTCGTTTGACCTAGACCAATTAAATCAGAGACGCTTGAATCAACTGCTGCCATAAAACTAGCAAAACCCAATGGTCTATCTAGCTCTAAGATGCCGGAACTAGGCTTTATGGTAATTCCTGTTTCATTTAAAAATTCTGCTTCCAATTGAAGAAAGTATATAAGATTAGCAGAAAGTGCAGCTCCGCCTATTGAAAAAGATTTTGAGTTAGCTTCGCTAATTCGTTCCTGTAGATTTTGTTTGCTAGACATATTTGACAATTGTGCTTCATTACTTTCACCATCTTCAAATGAGTCTACTACTTTAGCGGCAGCGCTGACGGGGTTGAACCAGCCGAGAAAATTACCTCCAACACTATCAACAACTCTAGATAGTGTTGATGCCTGATTGCCACTAATGTCATCTACGTAATTGCCGAATAATCCACCATCTCTAACTTCGTAAGACTTTTTGTCAAGAACTGTAGCTTCTGATATTGTATAGTACGGGTATTTAAATCTTGGGGGAATATTATCTAATTGCCTATGGTCCACACTTAGGCTTGCATAGGTCTTCTCTCCGTCAATTGGTAGGTGGAAGCCCATCTTAACCCTACCAATACTGGCAGGTAGTTGAGATAAAACAATATCATTTCCATCACTATCTTTACTAACTCTTTTCGTAGCTAACTGTGAATTAAAGTTTAGTAATTTTCCTGTTAGCCTTTCTGTGGGAGCGTATATTCCAGTGGAAGAAGCTTGATCTTTTGCAAGCGCAGCCATAACATCGCTAAGCTCTGAAGACCTTTTGAAAGCTTCATAATCAGCCATTGAGTTTGACTGCCTATTGATATTATTCATAATCGTTTGAATATCTTCATCAGGACTTCTATGCTTTGGATAGCCCGGAAGGTCTAATTCATTAGCTTTCTTCACACTTGGGAAGCCCGTAGTGACTGGCACTACGCCAGAGGTATATAACCAATGCGGCTTTCCATAAAAAATGGTAGACCTATCTTCAAAAGGCCTAACTGCTACTATATAATTTGGTAACAGCCTTGCACATATCTGGAAAAGGTCCCATACAGTTCTCATATATGTTTGTGCGCGGAATGACACTTCATCGAATCCACTTAAGTCATCATCGGCATTGGGTGCAATGATTCCCATTGTCCTAAATACGTTAGTGCCACCCCTTCCTCTCAGTAGACCACCTAGGGCTGCGCCTCCCGTCAGTCCTGCGACAACATTGACTCCTGGTATGGCAGCAATTCCGGCTGCGAATCCGCCCAGTAGAGCATTTTTTACGGCTCCCGCTCTCCCTTCTGCTGAAACTAACTTGTTATCTTCAACGACGGAATCTATGGTATTACTGGAAGATACTGAACCATTTTGAGCCTCTGCAATTAATCTATTCCATGATCTATCTGTGCCAGCTTCTAAATATCTTTGACCAGCTAAAGTTTTAGTATCGCTTTCCACTAGGGATGTCGCTGTTGACCAACCGTCATCTAAATCTCCGCCTAAGAATTGTGCAAATCCCGTTCCATTTCCAGGATAAATATTTCTTTTATATAATTCAAGATCTACCTCTGCGCAAAAGTTGGACATTAGTTGTCCCATACTTGTCATTATGGTGCCGTCTCCAAAAAATGTACTGACGGGATTTCTTTGGAATATATTTGTTGATAATTTAAATGTTGCTGCATTAGCTGCTCCGCCCAAATCGCCTTGTCCCGCATTGGAGTAGGCATTGGAAACAACATTTCTCAGTCCATCGGCTCTTTGTTTTTCAACTTCGTTAATTGGTTCATATAGCATTGTGCCGAAGTGTCTAATTCCAAAACGATTTTCGGAAAATATAGTTCCATTTGTCGCTCTAGCTAAAGCCTCTCTTGTTCTGGATGCGCCCATACTCAAAAGTCTAACCATTAAATCTCTTGGTTCAGAAAGATACATTCCAGTATCTACTCCACCATCAATTTTTCCAGAGTCACCTTTTTTATTTGTTGAGTTAACAACAGCGCCAAGTTCAATTGCGTCAGATTGGGCAGTAACAGTAACTATCTCTCCCTCTTCAACGTTGGTTATGACTCCGTTAAACAAAGTTTGCAAGGAATTTGGATTTGATCCATAGCCTCCCCTGAGGTGAACTCTAACTCCTGGCTTTAATCTTATATTATTAATATCAACTACGTAGTCATTTCTCATTCCTGAGACAATATTTTTAGCTATATTTAAAGTTCGGTCCAAGATAGCACTAATTCCGTCTATAGAGTTCAAGGGATCGCTATTAAAATCGTCATTTCGCGCATTAAATATATCTGTAGATGGGCGTGTTGTTAGCTTTGAGTACATATTCGAAACTCTTAGTATTAGCGTATCTCCTAGTAAATCTTCAGATGATACAACTGAAAAATCTATAACAGATTGAAGACCATAGAAATTATCAAACAGTTTGACTCCTGCGAACATTCCCCCTTCGTCTATTAGCCATAGCATGTAGGTCGGAAATGCTCTAAGCATGCGCCCTGATATATCCCTGTACTGAACATCATTTAACATCTTTTCCATATGATTATTAAATGAGCCGTCGTAAGCTTTTTGATATTCGGACAATGGCTGAGCTCCACTAATTCCAGTCAAAGATTTATCACAACCAACGTCTGGAGTTTGCATGTCTTTCGTGTAATTGCTTTCAATTTTTTTTGCGCCATCAGATTCAATTGTAACATTAGTTCCATCTGCAGTAAGATAAAATCTTCCATTATCTTTATTTATATATCCGAAATGGGACCCCAAAGCGGTATACATAATTGCAGGTAGCTCGCTAGGATCATCTACCTCTGGATTGCCCAGTGGCATCAAATATATCATTTTATGAAATTCAACTTCGTCTGGATCAAAACTGACAAATTCCTCTTCGGCCAGTTTGCTGGTCGCTAATATAGTTTTGATCATATTTTCTGTTTCCCCGTTTGTCACTCCCACATTTCCTATGAGAAATGGTGATCCATTAATTTCTTCGAAAAGTGGGTCCCCTTCAGAGGATTGCGAAGCTAAAAATATAAAATCAGTTAATAAAGTATTTTTTGAAACGTCAGCGTTTGCTTCGTTGATTACTTCTTGAAAGATAGAAACAAAATTATGTGGACTAATTCCAGATTGATTTACGTAGTCTATTATTTCGTTAATTAAATCTTCATTGGTCTGTACCCTTGCATCTACTGCAGCTGCGTTAGCTACGTTAGTTGTTGAATATCTTCTAAGAAAATTTCTAATTGTATATTTTACAGATTCTTTTTTTTGTGCTATTTCATTATCTGATCCCTGGAAGAAACCATCAGAGCTATCAAAAGTGAAATTTTTAGTTAAATCTATCTGAGTAGTGGTATTATTTATGATATCGCGATCAAACATTTCAAAACTTCTAAAATAGAAATCTGGATCTAGATTGCCAACAATATCTCCTTCCTTATTTTTGACGCCCAATGGAAGGTCTGGATAGGCATTGAATGATCCCCATAGCTGCTTGATTCTTAGGAAGGGGTTTCTCTTTGTGCCAAAATGCTCAATTAATTCTGTCTGTTGCTTTGAGGATATTTTTTCTCTTTGTTGTTGGAATATGTCAAAGTCTACCAAGCTCAACTGCACTGCATAAACGTGAGGAAAGTTAGGTATGGTGTCAACCTTATAGTTAAGGGGAAGAACATATTTAATTCCGCATAAAGCTGTTATGATATTTTTTATTCCCAAAAATCCTATAACACCAGTAGAATGCTCAAGCCTAGCTAACGCATTAGTGTGATCAAATACTGATCTAATTTTTAATAATTCTTTTTCGCCAAAAACAGTCATCGATACATTAATATAGCTGTCTTTTCCTCCAATGTACTGATAACTTGGTTCGTCTTGCATTTGGATCTGTAGCTTTGCTAGATTATTCCCCATTGATATACTAACGCCATTTACTATGGCGGTCTTTGGGTCAAGATCTACTCGATTCATTGGAACTTCCCACTCATTGAAGTGGTAGTCTCCATCTTTTAATCTTGTTGCTTCCATCATATTTTTGATGAAGCCGTCAGTAAAAAATCTTTCATACATATTGACTTGAAAGGCTTCAGTAACTTGCTGTGCAATTTTTGCTCTATCTGGCTCTACTCCAGCGCTTTTAGTCTGTCTGACAAATTCCTCATCAATAAGTTTTTCTAAAATAGTTCCAGACGAACTAGCTTTAAGGTGAAGGTCTTTTTTGATATTGTTCAAACTGCCCTGAACTAATACTCCATTTATAAAGTATGACTCTGCCGTACTTTCATACTGTGTAAAATAACCATTTACCCCGCGAAGCTCTATCTTTTCTTGATAATCTAAGAACCACCTTTTTTGTTCATTATCTAATCTTGTATCGTTATTGGATATAAAGGATTGCGCTAGGTAAAGGTAAACTTTTTTATATTCATCAGTAGTCGAGATGCCAGCTGTCAGAATATCAATTGCTTGTCTAACCATATTCTTAACAGATTTTGGAAAGTTTGATTCGGTAGCCATTGAATCAATATCTTTAATATCTTTTATTAAAGGAGTCTCTAAAGTTCTTTCTATCCCAAATGAATTAAGAAGTTTATCCCATAGCCCAGAAGCTGTATCGTTTAATATTTTTTCTTGTTCACTTCTAAAGGAAGTGTTGTCTGGTAAGAATATTTTTGTCTGTGTCTCAGCCGGAGTAAATAAAGTTATATTACTTCCGTCTCTCCATTGAGTAATTATGTTAGTCTCTAAAACGTCATTTTCAAAAGAATTTTTTCTTTCGATTTCAAAATCTTCCCGCTGTTCCATCAAAGTAGATACGTCTACGCCTATATGTGTTCCATAGTCAATCACATCCACATTGGCCGTGTCGGAAACCTTACTGTCAGACGTCTTCAATAAGAAGCTTTCGTTAACATATCTGTGCATTTCTCCAGCGGCTTTGCCCATATACTGACGATACTTACCCCAGTGTATTGCCTGATTAAAATCTTTTAGCATCGGTAAGAATGGCTTGTGATTAAAGTGCACCATTTCCAAATCAATAACTAGAGCGAATGGATAATTTGGAACTGTTGATACTGACATATTAGAAAGTCCAACGGCAGTGATTCCATGTATTGAGTTAAGGTATTGATTCTTTACTGGTAGTATTGGCGAATATTTAAATGCTGCGACTAGACCTCTAAGGGAAGAAAGAAATTTATCTATTTTCTCTTCGTCATGTCCACCTTTTTTGAAGTCAATCTTAAAGCTTTCGTCTAGATTTATTGACGCTGCGTCATCTATGGATAAGCCCCATATCTCTTCATAGTTAGGAAAGAAGAGCCGCATAGAAATAATGGTTTCTTTGTAACCTGCGTTAAACTTAGGAGTATTTTTTTGTCTAATGGCTCCACCAGTTAATGATCCTGTTTTGTAATTAGAATTAACACTAATTGAAATCGGAGGAACGTAGAAGTTTGCTGCACCCAATCGAAGATGGAACATGTCTGGTTTTCTAGGTGGAATGTTTTCTCTAAAGGGAAAATCTTCAATTGCCTTTTTAATTTGTTGTGCGGTATTTTTTATCTGAAAAGCCAAGGTAAATATTGGCCTATTATCTTTGGTGACTCCAAAAGCTCTTTCCAATGATATAATTGCATCAGCCTCATTGTTTAGCGTGTCTTCTGCTCCACCGCCTTGACCATTATTGGAATAGTCCCCGACTACTGCTAGAGCATCAAAGACAAAGGTAACTAGGCTCGGAAAATAATAATTAATTATTGAAAATGATATTGGATCTCTTTGAAGGTTGTAAACTACTTCACTCAATATTGTTAACCACGGCGTATCTATTGCCGGATCAATATATTCATCCATTGATGTTTTAGCTGTTGCAACACTCTGCAGTCTTTTTTTTGCAAAGTTGCTAATTTCGTACGCGAATGACGCTAGGTACAGAAGTCCACTAGACTCTAGCTTAGCATAAACTGATTTAGAAGATGCCTCATCCAAGCTTGAGGCAAGAGAGTTTAAGGAAAATACCCTACTAGTCGTCCCTTGAGCGTTGGCATCTGACACATAATCTTGACCTCTAGTCTCAGTAAAGTATCTACCTATTACTCCATTGATATCATTAGTCTCATTTACTGGATCGCTCCCGTATACATTATGTAAAAATATTTTAAATTCCGCTAAATATTCTAAGGTCAATTCGCCTTCAGTGTTGCCATCACTTAGTTCTTCATCTTTTTCTGATGTATTTATTTTTTCCGTTTGCTCAAGAGCAGCTAATTCCTCATCAGTTATTCCGTCTTCACCTATATAACTTTTCCAGATATTAAGCCTGTCAAGAATAATTGACTTAGCTGTTTGCATTGTGATTTTTTTTGGAGAATTGTTAGGTAAGTAGGCGTAAAAAAACCAACTTAATGCTTCAGATAGTGTTGGAACATTTATGGTAGCATACCCGAAATTAACTGCCCATGTCTGAAATGTTTCAAGTACAAATTCTAAATTTGAATCTTTATCTAAAACTTCGCAGTTTGCCAAACGAAGTATTGACAAATAGGCGTACTGGTCGCCTGTGCTTTTGAAGTCATCATCAATTGCATAAATAAGGGCTTTTCCAGCTTGATTGTTATCGTAACCAATTATATCCGGATAATATCCTGGCAAAATTAAGAACGCGTACATATCGTTTTCATCGAAGCCCGTAATATCTTCAATTATTGAATTAATACGATCTTCATCTTCAGATAGATACTTTAAAAGATCTTTTGCTATTGGATTAATTGCCATTGCGCTTTCCTATTTAAACATCATATTGTTACGAATAATAGTTCTAAGTCTATCACTTGAAGAATCTTTCATAGTAATAGAACTATAGTTATCTATTATACTAGACTTTGTTTCTCTTTTGAATGAATCTAGAGTAAAACTTTGTTTTTTTGTTTGCAGGTCTTTATTGTATCTGGCTTGCTGATGTCTTTTTCCGCTATATCCACTGCCATTCATCTGGATATGCGTACTTGGAGCATTGTCTAGCCCCTCTTTGGAGTACTTGATTTTGTCAGATTTTCCTGATGACTCCATTTTTTGGCGCGATTCACCAACAACATTTTGCGATGGAGTTTTGCTTGAGACTATCTTTGCTGCGTACTTACTTGCCGTTAAGGATCTATGAGACGTATCTTTGGGTTGTTTAGCAGCAGCACTTAATGCTTTATTTTGGTCCTTGACATTTAAAATCATATACATTTAACCTTAATAAGATCGGGCTATCGATTGATATGGGTCTCTTGCCACATCCGGGATTCTATTATACATAGTACTGTTAATACTCCCATTAGTGAGTCCCGATGCTGCTGCACTAAATTTTTGTATTTGGTCCCTATCGCCAAATAGGGAGACCTTATAATTCATGCCCGCAGTAAAGCCTTGACCTCGTGCCTGTGGAATTTCTGACATTCTCTTTGGATAGTCGGACTCATAAGCTGATCCTCCTGGCAAAAGGGGTGGGCCGGACATGGCTTCCTGAGTGTGATCTTTTTTGTTTTGATATAAAAAGCTAGCTGCTATAGCTATTCCAGCACCTATGGCTGCATTGCGGACTCCGGGTTTGGCGAACTGCTCTGCTAGATATTGTTTGTTCATTCTTTTGTACATCGATTGTGAGGCAGTTGATTTCTTTACCTGCGACAGGTCCCTAAGGGTGTCTGCAACAACTCCTGGAGTTGTTTCTGTTATATCATCTGCGGAAGAAAGAATTCTACTTGAAGCTAAATCTCCATTTAAGAAGGCTGCAGCTTCCTTGTCTGCCTGTGCATTCAATTCAAAGGCAGTTTTATTTCTTAGCGCTCTAGCTATTTGCTGTTCTTCCATAGTGCCTGCCCCTTCCTCGGCCTGGCCTTTTATGATTGATGAAATAACAGAAGAAGTTTTGCCTGTTCCAAAAAAGTCATCTGCAAAATCTAAGTCCAGCGCATCATCCATGATGCCTGCCTTTTGAGTATCGGACATATTGCCAAAAATGTCATCGACGTATTGTCTTAGTTGAAGGTTCTTAGTTGACTTTTCGTATATAGCCTTTTGATCTGACATTTGCATATACCTATGAAAGAGATTAAGGCTCTCATTGTCTATGTTTGTTGATGAGTCTGGAAGTTTTGTAAAAAACTCTGGAGCTATTTTTCTTCTTAATCCGCCATATTGAAGGGCGCTAGTTAGTTCATACCCAGATATGCCCATTGATTTTTGCACGTCTTGAAGATTTCTTAGTAAATTATCTCCCAGTTCTATTTTTTTTATCTCTAATGCTATTTTTGATGATTCTGCAAAAGAGCCACTTTGTATTTCGTCAGCTAAACTTTGTACTGCTTTTATTCTTTCTTGATTTTCGTCTAATATTTTTTCTGCTGCAATTCGTGATCTTTCGCTTGTCCTGGAGACTAGCTCTTGTTCTTGACTGATTTGCGCATTTCTTCCCAGTTTTGCCATGGCTTCTAGGTAATAGTTTGAAGTATTAGCTACGTCTACTATCTCAGAGAGTGATCCTTTTGCTATAATTCCTCTGGCCCTTAAAACTTTTTCTACTTCGTCATATTGTTGAGATTCTACGGCTTTATTAATGTCAGTTACATCTGCAGCGTTGTCTGCCTCCAACATCCCTGCTGATAAACTTCTTGCAAAATTTATAAGATCATTCTTATTCATTTTTTTACTAGTTAAGAAAGCTTCATCGAGTACAAGGGCCTTACGTGGATCCATTGGATCCATTCCATCAAGTTTGTGTTTTTGCCTTAAGTAACCAAACATTTTTCCATACTGTTGCATTGTTTTGTCGCCAAAATCATTTAGGTTAGTTTCTTTTCCGTATAATTCTTTTAGTACTTTTACTCCCAAGTTTGGATCTCCATTTGCAAGCTTAGTAGTTTGCCCCAACAGCATTCGTCCAGATGTAAAAGTTTGCGTCATGTCAATGACGGTTTCAGCTGGAGTAAAAGCTAACATTAGCTTCTTATTTATCAAGTCCTCTTGTATGCCAGGAATTGTCCCCAGCATGTCTTCCATCTGCCTTAGGCCATGTCCAACCACAGTAGCTCTATTAATGTACTGTCCAAGGATGTTTGTATTTTCTATTGCTGAGTCAATACTCTTATTTATGAAAGATTTTCCTAGTGCAATACTTTTTTGTTCAGGGCTAATATTTAACGCATTGACTGTCTTATAAAACTTATCTGATAAACTTTGTATTTCCCTATCGGCGTCTTCAAGATCAACTCCGCCTAAATTTAAACGATTTTTTCTTTGATCTTTTAATTCTTTCGTCATCTGTTGAAGTTGACTTTTTTGCGATCTACTTATCAGGCTCATGCTATCTAGACTTGATAAGACTTCTTGTTCGAGTGGCATTTCTGCCACTTCTGCCACTAGCCTCTGGAACCCAAGTGACATTAGTCCTGGATCTTGGTCACCTAAAGCGATTAATTTTGTTGCAGAGAAATGAGTAACTCCTTCTGTGCCATCGTCTAAAGTTCCAAAAACTCCTAATTTTTTAAAAAAGTTTTTATTAAAATCTCGCATTCCGCCAGTTCTAACACCATTGTCGAACTTAGCGCCGCTTAAGATGTCATTAACCTCAATGGTTAATTGTTCAATTGTACCCATCATTGAACTATTTATGACATCATCTGAAACTCCAGATCCGTCAAATGCCATTTTTAATCCAAGAAATTTAGAATCTCCTTTAGCCATCTCATCCAAAGTCTTCATAAAGAATCTATTGCCACCAAAAATTTCACGATAGCTTTCTATGTCCTCAAACCTAGTAAGGCCAATAACTTCGCCCATTGAAGTAGGCTGACGGACCATGGCGGCACCTAGTCTGCGCTTACCTTCAGACATATAGGTTCCAAGTATAGGCAATCCCTTATCGTCTAAGTCGAAACCTCCTAGTGCATGATAGAACTTTCTAATGTCATCTTCATGAAATAAAATATTATGATTAGAAACTCTGAACTGCGCAATCTGTGCGGAAATTTCATCGCCAGCTTCACCTATCGTTACCTTAATCGGCTTTCCTGATAATATCTTTGTTGGGTCAATGTCAATTGACTTTCCTGATAGCGTCTTTCTTCCAGTAGTTCCAGTCATTGCATTTGCTTCCGAGTTAAGAGCAAATCTATATACATCACCAACCACTGGAAGTCTCTGCCCATTTTTTGTTTTATACAACTCAGCTTCATAGTATTTTTTTAACAGATTTAAATATTCTGGAGAATCATTAATGCTTATACCACTTCTATGCAGATCTAAGATTCTTTGCGCAAAGTCTCTATTTAACATTTTTGAAAATTGCTGAGGTTCCGCAAACTGTTCAATATCTTGTTGTGCAAGTTTTTTAATCCCCTGCAAAACTTCACTGTTATCGGTTAAGCGCCCACTTTCCAATATCCCCTTAAATTCATCTAACACATTTCTTGAGTACTTGCTGGATATTGCTATATCTTCTGTGTTTCCAAATATTGCGTCATGGAAAGAAGCCAACATTGGGTCCGTGTACACTCTAGAAGTGGATTCAGCTAGTCCGCTTAGATTTAATACAGGAGTACCTGCTGCTATTCCTGTTTCTTTCTTTAATCCACTAATTGATGTTATGATTCCATACTTCTCAAATCTTTTTGAAAAATTTTTAAATTGAGCCGCTGACTTATAAGAGTAATCAACACCGCCAATTCGCACAGAACCTCTAACCGTACCCTGAGATAAACCTATGGCCTCTCCGTCTTTTATATTTAGCTCAGATAACTGCCTTCTTAATTCAACCTTACGAATCATTGATTGTTCATCCCTATTTTGGGTTAGACTCCCCAATTCTTGGTGCAAGGTTTTTCTTAATTCACTTGCAAATTTTGTATTGATTAACGATGAACCATCTCGACCTTTCTCCAACTCATCTAGCAGGCTCTTAATAACTCCGCTTGTTTCATCATCAATTAAACTTGAATTGTTAGGGTCGTTTAGGAACTTTTTTATTTCATTGGTGCCGAATATGCCCTTATCGGAGTCATTCTTTCCGTCTCTAATAATATCTTTTACGAGATTTTCTAGTGAATTAAGTATTTTTGTTTTATCTAAATTTGACGTCGGTGTTGTCCGAGATTTAATTATTTCATCTAATACATTATTAACATAACTGCTTGCTTCTTCAACCGCTGTTCCGCCACCCTTATACTGAAAAGATTCTTCCATAAATGCTCTTACGTCAAATTGCTTTGTGCCTAGGGCAAAGTTCTTAGCGGTGTCCTGATCAAAGCCTAAGGCTATTGTCTCAAACACATTGTCCATAGCAAGAGTGGCTTGTGATAATTCATCCATTATTCCTTTAGGCCCAAAAACTGTAGGCTTGCTCAGGAACGATTTCATGAGGTCTCCGGATATGGAAATATCTCTTGGAGAAAGAACACCTTTTAATCTTTTTGGAAGCTTTGCAAATAATTTAGATAAGCCTTCGTTTCCACCTTTTAATGCTTTATCTAATTCGTCTGGAGTGAACAAAGGTCTTCCGCCTTTGGACATTGCCTCTAGGGTTTCCTCCATTGACAATACTCGATCACCTTGGCGAAGACTAAGAGCCATTCCACCCTCATCGGTAGGAAATATTAATCCAGCCTTTTGATTTTTCATGTCCTGAAGGAATTTTCCAATACTTTCAGAGCCAGCTTCTGCTTTATGAATTTTGATTTGAGCACCGTATTGCTGATCTCCAGTCAACCCTAATGCTTCATTAATATCCATGAGCACCTGCCCGTAACCCCTGTACGTGGAAGGGCCAAGAGTTCCTGGCTCGATATTTACTAGCTCAGTCAATCCAAAGCTAGATACATGCTGCGCAACCTCTTCTATTGAATCGGATACGAACTGTGCTGATTGGCCTGCCTTTAGCCTTAGGGGGTCAATGTAGGTTGATTTAAATTTTAATTTTCCGTCAACATCAACAACTTCTATCAATCCTTTTTGGCCAAGATAGCTTTTACTTAAAGCCTGTTTGGCTAAAAGTAATCGTCTCTCCCTTGGCATGGGAGATAGGTATGACTGAATATAATCAGATACAGACATTATCTAACACCGGCATTAATATCAATTTGCTCCGATCCAAAAGGATTCATAACTGGGATAACAGACCCTGATACTCCCATGCCACTCATGAGTGATCTCAATCTTGATGCGGTGTCCGTTTGAGATCCAGATCCACCACCAAATCTAGGATAGCTAGGATTAGATAAACTAGCTTCCTGTAGCTGTTGAGGATAGTAACCCATCTGCGACATTTCTAGACCCATGCTTTGACCAATTTTTATTTTAACTTGATCCATACTAGTGTTTGGGTGCCAACCCTCCCAGCTTTCATCTGGTAGTTCGTGTCTAGCAAAGTAGTCAGTTAACTCTGGCCTCTTCTCTACATCCATACCCCAGGCTGCTTCATATATTCTTCTTTCAAGCCTTCCTGCTGTATCTAATATTCTTTTTCTTTCCTCTACGGGAGCATTAATCATGGCTTTAAAATGTTCTCTTTTTCTTTTGGGTATAGATAGAGAAAGCGATTCTACATCAGTTCCATATTTTCCTGAATTTATATCTTCTATTGGAGCGCCGTACATTGTTCTCTTAGCCGCCGATTCATACTGGAAAGCTGCTCCCTTATCTCCAGCCATGTTAGCCATCTTAGCTAATCTAGTATTTTTAGTATAATTTAAAATGTCTGCATATTCTTCTAACGCAAGTTCTTTCTTTCTCGTTCTTGGTATAAACTTTTCTCCAGTAATGGCCTCATTGGCCGAATGCAATGATGAGACGGTAAGCCCTGTTATTGCTCCTAATGTGGACATCACCAATTTACCCTTAGAGGTTTCTCCGAAAAATGAACCAGCTACTGCTAATGCAGCTGTTGCAGATATAGGATCTCTATTGCCAGCCTTATTTATCATTGGGGCTATGAAACTTTCAAAAGGTCTTTGCCATTCTGGGAAGGTTGCCCCGTATACGTTATTTCTTTCCCAATCCTCAGTTGCAGTTTGTTTGTTTACAAACTTCTTATTAATAAAAGTGTCTTTATGGGCCAGCATTTCGCCCATTCTGCCAAGAGCATGTACATTTGGATTAACGCCCATTTGCTCTGGAGTACTATTCTTGTATTTATATTCAGTAAATTCTTTTTTCTGTTGTAATGACGCTGATCGTTCTCTGAGTTCTTGAACTTTTAATTTATCTGCGGGGCCGTTCACCATCGAGTCTATGGTTTTATCTAGCGATCTGAATTGCTTTGAATACGGGGCAACATCGCCAAGTATCTTATATTGATCCATAACCCCATAGCGACCAGAGGCATCGGAGCTGAGTCTATTTAGTCTTTCATAGGCTACTCCTGGTAGTCTAAGTTCTCCTTCTGGGACTTTTGCAAACGGGTCACCCGTGGTAAAGTCAGTAAAGTATTCTGACCCAGGAAGAAATGGATACTGTCTTCCCATTGTATTCTTAATTGGGTTTATATAATCAACGCCAGATCTTTCTTTGGGTATAAATCTTCTTGTTATTTCGGAAAACTCGATAGAACCTATTTGGCCTCCGCCTAACATAGGCACGTCCCCCAGGCCTCCTAGGTTCAGATCCCAAAATTGTCTTCCAGTTCCATACGCTTTAGAGGCTGATTGTAATACTGATCTTTGAGGTGCAAAATCTCTTTGGCCTAATCCAAAACTTTCTCGCACACTGCTTGCTGCGAAACCATAAATTCCTAACATTTCTTGAGCCCTATATCCAAATTCTTGTGCTTGGATTTGTGGGTTACCAACACTCAATGGACTGCCAGCAGGTACGATTCGTTGGGGCATAATTCCAGATACTTTAGGTGGGCCATAAGCCATCTGCATGTATTGATTATTTATACCTGATATTGTATTTCTAGTTTCATTTCTTGCGGTGTTAAGGGATCCAGCCCTTCCTGCTAACATTGCGTTAGAAGACGCCTGTGCGCCGTTTGGAGGGCCTCCAAAGCCTCCCATGGTCATTCCACCAGCAACTCCGCCCATACCGCCAAAAACGCCACCTCTGCCGTTAATGTATGGGTCTGCATTATATGCTCCAGACTGACCAGCCGGTGCATAGTTAGCTAGGCCTGCTGCCACTTCCTGTTGGTGCATCATCGTTTGAGGTTTCAGTATTTTACCGACAGTAGCATTTAAGGCTGGAACAAGAGGTCCGAATGGTCCACTGAAATATTCGCCAGATACAGGATATGGCCTATCTTCAAAATGCTTTCGCTCATAGCGATATGGATCAAATGGCCTAAGCGGAGAAATATCAGTATGGAACAATGCTCTTTCTATTGGGCTCCCCATATTATCTGAGGTAAACATTGCTCCAGCTTCTAATTTTCTGTATATACTTGGGCGGTAGTACATAATTTTTCCACCCATAAATGGAGTATTGCCTAACGGCCAAAACCGGCCTTGCCTAATAGCAACTTCGCCCTCAAATAATTGTTCTTTCTTTTCTTGAAAATTCATTCCACCGGGAGTAATGCCAGAACCAAGAGCTTGCAGATTTCCTACTGCTTTAGCAGCTCCGCCGATAAAGAATGGCGAGTAAACCCTTTCTCCCCTATCGTCCTTTTCATTGACCATGCCACCGATAGTTCTATCGACGGTCATTACTCCTAAGCCAGCGCCATAAAGTGGTAGAACTCTTTTGCCCACCATTCCACTTGTAAATAGACCTATGGGAGAACCATATTGTGAGACATTAAGCTGTAAGCCAATAGTTCCAAAATATTTATTTAATCTTTCAATGCTATGCGACATTGCCGTAGATGCGCTGGAGTAGCTTTCTACGCTACTGTAGGTATTAATTCCTAGTGCGCTTTTAACAGCGCCATATGGATTTTTGGCAAAGACGGTTCCAAAGGTTGGAACTAGAAGAGTGTCAGTTGCTGGACCCATAGCTGACCCAAGAGCATCACTAGATGATTCCGATATTCGGTAGGGGGCTGTGCTAAGTCTTGGATAAAGTGCTTTTTTGATTAATCCAGACTTTCCTACTTCTCCTATTCTTTGTGAGGTTCCAGTGACAAAAGGATCCAGTAAACCTTCAGCGCCCTTAAGAGTCTCTGCAGTGTTTCTTAACGCTCCTCTCTGTACTGCCAATTCGCTCAGTCCAGCTTTATTTGCTCTCATGGAACTTATATTGAATAGCGTAGCGAGTCCGGCGGCTTGTGCTTCTGCTAGCTGGCCAGGTGGCAGTTCTTTAGCCATTGCGGTAAGAACATTGTTTAGCTCAATGAAAGTATTGGAGAAATTTTTTCCAGCTGCCCCAGCTGAGCTCGATGCTAGTAGCTCATTTCTTTGAATTAAATATTTATATAACTCGTCCTTGAGTGCATCTTCTCTTGTTAAGATTGTCGGGCTTGTAGATCTAATATGAGATCCTGAAAGTAGGTCATCTTTTTGTAGCAGATTTTGGATCCTGCTACCCGCCTGCTCCAGCGTCTGAGTTTCGTATCCCATTTGTCTTATTCTTGAAGCGTCGTGAAACCTTGCCTGAAGAACGTCGTTAGCAAATTGCTGAGTATCTTGAACATTATTAAGAGAAGAAACTCTTCTACCATTAAATAATCCTATGCCAGAATCCTCAAGGCGCGTCATTACTCTTCTTGGGAATGGATTTTTGAAGGATTGATTTCTGAAGTTTTCAAATGCACGCAACATTTGGCCTTCAGTAATCATTTCCTGTCCAGTGCCGGGAGATATACCTGTAACTGCGCCAGTATCATCTGCGAAGTTTAATTTGAACTGCTTACCCTTGGCTTCGACTGTTTCATTCTTAAGAAGACGCGCAAAAAAGGCTGGGTTTTCTGGATCAGTTTTTCTTTTTGCAAATCTTGACAACATGCGCCCAATTGAATTGGGTTGCTCATAATCAACGTCAAACTTCTGCCTGAGGGCCAGTTCTCTTTCTGGACTAACTCCAAGCCTCTTTAATAGATTTGATCTATTTTTACCATCAGCAAATTCTAATTCATTAAGCGATTTAGCCTTACCCTCTGAGGCTGCGTTTCTAGCAGACCTTGAGAGCATTTCGTTACTTCTTCTTGAGAGTGGCCTATAAAAACCTTGTAGTTCTTTTGCTTCGAATTCACCCGTAAGCGATCCCTGCTTAAAAGCCATTACATTGCTTTTACTTTTACCTCCACCATATGATAGATAAAAATCTGCGCCTTGTTCTCCCTTGGGAAGGAATGGTTGAGATATCTTGCCCTGTTGTATTTGAAAAAATGTACTTCCTGACATTTCATCAAATGAACCCTTTCCAAGCATTCGTGCTGGGTTGAAGTTGACTATGGGAATTTTTAAATCATTAGCTAAAAAGTTACCAATGTTTGATACAGATTGTTTTAGTCCAGAAAAATCTAATACATTTCCAGATCGAGTAGTGTACATACCTTTCATTACGGAAACGCTAGATGATGTAGTGGTCGGGTCTGCTAACGCCATCCTCTTAGAGATTTCACCAAGTGCGACTCGTTCGTCTGCCCCAAGCCCCGCAAACAGACCTTTGCTAACTCCTTCATCTAGGGTCATAGCTTTTAGTCCGAATACATTAAAGCCACCACTAAATATACCCGTACCTATTTGTTTTTCTCTAACTAAGAAACTTCTTAGGCTGTCTAAATTGTCGGTATCTAAACCTCTTTTTCCTAACCTTTCAGCCAGTACTGCATTAGATACTTCTCTGCCGTTTGCATCTTTTAGATTAATGCCTAATCTCTGTGCTGATCTTTTAATTAAAAAATCTTTTTTAGAAACTGATAAATTATTTAAATCTGCAAAGTCTTCAAAGTTTGCTTTTTTAGTTTTTAGAACTTTTGACGCTGCTCGAGGAATTCCATTCTCTAGTACAGAGTTCCATCCCTTTTCTGCCTTTGACATTATCGCGGCTTGAAATTCTTTTCCTTCAAATATTCTATTAGTATTTTCTATAGATGTTTTCAGGGCGTCCGTACTAAGAAAGCCTCCCTCAATCGGATCATCTACTGTTGTTGAAAATCTTTTTAATATTTCATCAAAAGCGTCGTCGCCCTCTTTTATGATTTTAGTTTTGCCAATAGTTATTTTTCTGCTAGTTTCCGTAGCTGAACTACTAACACTTATATCATCTATGAATTTTCCTAACGTTTCAGAAAATCCCTGTCGGCTAGAGTTAGGTGTTAAATCTAATATTTGCTTTTGAAGTAGCTTCTTATATTCTACCTGCTCTATTGATCTATGGAATTCTGAACCACTAAACGACTTACTTCCAACTCCTCCGCCTCCAGTATTAGCTATCTTATTAGCTAGCCTAGATGTACCGCTAGAAAAGTTTGCTTGCACAGACTTAACTATGCCGACTAGGTCATCGGATGTCATTCCATCTTTACGTAGTGCCCCGCCCTTACGTAGTGCTGCATCAAAGCTTAACGCTTTATTTACTACGTCATATCCAATTCCAGTTTCTTTGAATTTGTTTACACCCTGATTGACTGCTCCGCCGACTCCCCTTAGTCCGGGTATTAGATCTACATAACCAAAATTACCATCTGCCCCATCACCAAACGCTAACCTTCGACCAAATATAGCAGCCCTCTTTAAGGTATTATCATCTGCAGAGTTCGCTAAAGCCTGTCTAGCGTTGGTATTTCTTACGCTATGCAGGACTTCAGTTATGTTTGGACGGTTTTCGTAATACTTAGTCGTTGCTGCTCTAATGCCCGCTGAGGTTTGAGAGGAAACTTTTAAAGCCTGGTTTGTTATTTTACCTAAGTCATGACCTACTTCTCCAAGAATATCATCTAAGTCAGTGAATCGCTGAGCTGCTTTTGTCTTAAAGGAACTAACCCCAGACGACCTTGCAACGTCTCCCATTGATTGCCTGAAGTTATGAAGAGATGATCTTGCATTGCCTGCTGCTGCCCCAGCTAACTCAAATGGCAGGATCATAGTAGCTAAAGCTATTGATGATTCTTTAATAAAATCTGTAACAACATCTACTGGATTGTACCAATTAACCTTAGGCTTATCTTCTCTTCCTCCAAAAATTGGATCCACTAAGGCTTTTTGTCCAACATACAATGCTGGCAGTTCGTATGGCATTCGTCTTGCGGACGCAACCATTCTGGTCTGAATGGAGTCTCTACGCGCCCAGATTGCTGCTGGCTCATTTTCAATGCCTTTGCCCGCCTGATTGAGTTCTGCGGTAGTGAAATAATCACCCTTATCAGTCAACTTTGTTTGACCTGCGGTTAACCTGCCATTGCTTTCAAAAACTAGATTACTATATGGGTCTAGCTGATCTGGATCCGCTCCGTCTATGGCTCTATTGACGCCACCTAGTTGGTCCATCTCTTTTCTGAGGCCAGTAAGACTTTTTACTGTCCTTGAAGAGAAACCTTCTGGATTAATGGAAGCCTGATCCTGAAGGGTTTTAGCTAGCTTCAGTCCACCTTCTCTAGTGATCTTACTAAGGACAAACATGGCGCCTAAAGTGGCTGCGCTCGTTGCAAAGAACCTTAGTACTGGATGGCCATTTAAGGCCTTGCTTACAAAGCCAGAGTTAGGAGCGTCACCTCGCTCCTCATCATTCATTGTCGGTAGGTCTCTAGACGTTACATTATAACCTAAGTTTTGTATGGGTCCTGGATCTCTTACCACGTTTTTTCCTTAGTTCAGCCTGAACCCCACAGCTTTTGAGCAATGGGGTCTTGATAAGCTGCTTCTCCTTCTTTCTTAGAAAGATTATGACGAGCAGCTGAAACTTTTTGTTTTTGCACTTCTTCTTCAGGATCAATTAATTGAAGCGTTAAATTGGTTGCTTCCATGCCGTTCATGTTTTGCTTTATTTCAATTATTTTTTCTGAAAGAGCTACATTTTCAGCTAATTCAGAGAATGTCATATTCTCTAAATCATCTGGAGTATATGTAGATATAGTAGCGAGAACAAAGGCTTTCATTAAATTCTTAACTTCTGTAGCTTGATATCTTTTTTCTTCAAGAACGCTTTTAGCTAAGGATACGGTAAAGAAACCTGATATATCTAATATCTCTTGAGACAATGAAGAAACTGCCCCAGGAGGTATTGACATTAGGTCAAAATCTTCTGGATGGATAATAGCGTATGACAAGATTAAGTCTTCCATATCTGCGGAAGAAAAACCATCCAAACCTTGTAGGTATAATATTTTATTATATTCTTTAAAGGTTAGTTCTCTAAAAACTAAAGATTGACCTTTAACGTCAACGCTGTAGATATTTCCATATTTACTTTTTAAAGTAAATACTAACTCTGGATCTATCATATGTTACAGCTGTCTTACCTCTAGCGCCACGAAGCCTGAAGCCTCTAGTACCTCTTGAGCAATCAGGGATGGAAGGCCAGCCATAAATCCAACAGCGTTGTTCTTATCAAACTTTGGATAAAGCATACACAGTTCAGATATGGTCTCTTCATTCCAGAGATTAGCTTCTGCTGTGGTTAATTGTCCTGCCTGAACTAACTGTTCCATTTTTTTAACAATCTGCTTATATTCAGCGCGATTCAAAACTCTCCACACGATATGCTTATCGTAGGTAATGGAAGTGACATAGATATCGCCGTACTGCTTTTTCCAGTCTTTGACTGTGCCAGCTAATGGCCCACCATTCCAGATTGCTTCTTCGTCCGGAACATCTTCTATATCTTGATAATCAACATTTACTTCTGGATCTTCTGTGTCTTCTAAGCCGGTAGAATATCCCGATAAAAGGTCACTTGCCTTTGGGTCATCCGATAACTCTAAGTCTACAGTAGTAGTTTCAAAGTCTTCTCCAGATTCAATATCTAAATTTTTAATAACAACTTTTCTCTTGGAATCCATAATTACTCTCTTTCATTTCAATTAATTCATTATATCATATAATACTTATTTGAGCAAGCGCTTTAAGAGGTTAAAAACTGAGTCGTATTCCTTATTGACTCCTACCCTCTCTGTAAATTGCCCACTGTAGATGTCGTTGTTGCCGCAGCTGCAGCTGCTTCTGCTGTTGCAGAAAGGTTAGAGGCTACGCCAGACTTAATGAACGAAAGGTCACCTTCAGTGAAATAGTGATCTCTTGCCATGAATTGGTAGCTTTCGCCAATAGGTTGACCACCCGGCCCGTATGCTATTGACATATTTGTCAAATTTATTTCCTGTATCACTATTTTCATGGGATTGACAATTCCATCTGACTTGATAGTTCTTTGGTTGACGTCAGAAATCATCATTCTGTCTATATTGTCGGAAATATTAATATCTTCAGATTGATATAAATTTAATGGAGACAATGCTACTTCTTCCAACCCATATACTATAATTAAATTAAATGGTGGATGAGCGCTAAAAATATTTCTATTGGAATTTTCTATATTCTTAGCGAAGGGATCATCTGTTATTCTGTCAAGCTGACCTCTAGCCCAATACTTCTCTACTAACTTTTCTTCTTCTTCTGTTTCAAAACTAGATCTTAAATCAGATATCGTTCCATTAGTTGAACGGTTTTTTCTTTCTGTGCGAGCCCTAACAGCGGCTGCTTTTTCTAAAAGCTCTGTCATTCGTCTCGGATACTTAGAAAACATTGTCATTTCTCCGGTAATAATTCTAGTACCGTACATCATGGCATCATAGTTATAGGACCAGAATCCATATAGCGGCTGCTTTTCTTGTCTTACGTTAAAGGCAAAGCTGGCAATATCTAGTTCATCTTCAGGAGAGAATAATCCGTCTATATATATTCGGATATCTTCTCCGCTGAAATAATAATCATAATAATTACTAAAGCGTAGATCGTCCTTTTTACCACCGCTCCACAAGGAGTCTATTGTTTCATGGAGAGGATCGTACTCTCTCATGTTATTTGTGTTTCTAATTGTCATGCTGGAGGCTTCACCTGAGTTGTATTATTTTCGTTCTTTTTAGGATTATATTTCTTTTCATAGTATTCTTCTTCATTCAAGGAAGCTAGCTCTTCCACTATAAGATCGCCAAATATATTTGAACCAATATTTAAATCTCTTGATTTCATTGCCTGTGTATATGTCGGATCAGTGGGCACTAAACTATCATTCGGCATCTTGATAAGTGGCTGGATTCCTCTTGCCATATATGTATATGTCTGCTCTGTTATCAAGTCATCTATGGATAATGTTTGACCTTCGTCAACTATAGTAACTCCAAAAATTTTCATCTTAGCCCCAATTCCATATTCATTAAAAAATGTAATGACAATATCAAATGGTGGCAACATATCTGCAAGCGGAGCAAAAAAGCCTTGCTTCCTGGCTAGGTATTCTCTAAACTGCTTTATTCTGTAGAAAGCATACTCATTAAAAACGGTAAATATTAAACTTCCAGCAATAGTTCTTCCACCCTTAACAAAACCCCTGACATTTACATGGCCCAATGTTCTTATGGGGGAGTTCTCTCTGTGTATCGAGTATGAAATTGTTTGAAGTTCTCCAAGCGTTATTATGTCGCCCTGTGCTTCAACGTTGCCTGTTTTACCTATCACTGGAACTATCATAGTCGCTACTGCGTCTGCTCCAGAGAAGGACATATTTGACATGTATTTATCAAAGTCGAATAAGTCAGTACCAGCGTTTTCTTTATTCTCTTCTTTTTTTGTCAACTTAAAAGGGAATGTTTGCCCTCGTGTCATATGTTTCTCCTAAAAATAAAAAGGTGCATGGAAGAAGCCTCCCATGCACCTTTCACATAAAATTACACTCTATCAGGGTCTGATAATTGTGGTGTTCAATCCTTCAGGCGGAATGCCTACCAGATTAGTCGGATCGACAAGAGTATCATTTCTGATGACATACATGGGACCAAGCTCACGAGCTACATAGGTCATTGTTTCTTCAATAACGATATCGTCCATTGATGCGCCCGAACCTTCGTTCAAAAGTTCGCAACCATAGATTGATCTTACTGCAGCTTGACCGTATTCGTTAGCAAAAGTCACGGTAATGTCAAATGGCGGAATCTGATCAGCGTAGTAAGGAACTTTTCTTACGACGCCAGTCTTCTGCTCGTTGACATCAGCAATACCTCGTCTGTGACCATTGTCGCCAGGTAATGTATTGTGGCTTCTTGTGTAGAAGTCCATGGGTCTGTTTTGTGTATAGTTTTGTTCCAACATCTTATAAAGCGCGGGACGATCAAACACTGTAAAGATTAAAGAGCCAGCTATTCCTCTTTTGCCTCTTGAGAAAGAGCGAGGATTAGGTGAACCCATAGTATAGATTGGAGCCTTTTCTCTAGTGACAGAGAACGTAATGCCTGATAAGGCACCGATCTCTACTCCACCAAATGTGGCTACAATGTCCGCTCCTGAGAACGTGGTGTAAGTATTGAGATACTTATTAACTGATGTATATTCTTCTGCTGCCATTTAAGTTACCCTCCTAGTCGGTAAATTTATAGACTAATGGCCACTCTGACTTCGATCTCTTTGAGTTCGAAGGCAGGTGTTAAAATAAGGTCTACAACCGCCTTGTTTTCGTTCGGGATATAAGAGACCGTGAAGTCACTACCGAGCAAGGCTCCTACTATTTGCATACCTCTCAAGCCAGAAGTAATTGCTGTTTCCATCGAATTTCTTGTTTGAATATTTGATGGCTCACCAACGAATCTCTGGCAGGCTTGTCTAACAACTGAAGTAGCATCGTTGATGATTCTCTTGGTTGATAGTCGAGTGTAATCTGATGTGGACCATGCAAAGGTTAGTCCATCTCCGAATACTGGGATCTTGTTAAAGTTAATAACAACAGTGTTAATACCCTTAGCTGATAAAGCTGTTTGCTGTGTTCTCGTAGGCGAGTATCTTACTGATTCAACATTATAAACAGCCTTGTTAACGATTGAGCTGTACGAAGGCAATATGCTCATTGTAGCAGCGAGGTGTGCTGCGCCGTTTGCATAGCCAAAGTCAGTTGTTCCAGAAACGTAATTAACTGGCTTGATTTCTGCAGCAACGACGACTACATACGGTCCAGTCTCCTTCAACAGGTCGCTGGCGTCTCTGTCGGGAAGATTGGTAAGAGCCAAATGCGTGTTTGTGTTTCCTGGAGTCATCGTTTCCGAAGCTCCATTGTAAGACTTGACGCCCATAACTGCTATGCAAGGATTAATATTTTCCGAAATATCTTTAACTTTTACCGAAACCTTATATGCCCAGTTATAGTCTACAGTAGCAGAGTTATCTGCGTAGAAGGCACGGGTTGAGTCATCGGGTGAATCCGGCGTTGCTGCCCATTCGCTAGGGCGACCACCACGACCCCAAGGGACAATAATGTCTGGGATGCATGATTCTGCTGCAATAAAAATATCATTAAAAATGTCTACTCCGCCACTGGTGACGGCACCGGTAGCTGGGACAAATGTGGTATTGCTTGGCAACGGGACGATATAAATTCTTCCCGCTCCACCAATAATAAGCTCAAGAAACGCTCTGTGTGCATCTGAGCCATTACCAAAAGCTGTGATAACGTCTGCTTCATTGGAGGCCCGGACAACATCAAGATCTGATATTCCACCAGTTCCACTAGCTGTACTCCGCTTTGCTATTGCAACAATTCTAGGACCAGCTGGCGTGTCCTGACGTGAGACGCTATAAAAGCGATCTCTGATTAAAGTTCTTACTCCAGGTATAGCCATTTTATTTTTTATCCTCCAAATTTCAAAACTCTATTTGAATCTTTCTTTATAGTAACACATAACTTATAAAAACAACTACAAACTTAATTTTGGCAGAGATTAATATATACCATATTAGATATTGGGTGTTGCACCCTGGAAAAGGTCTATTATATTCACTTCTGTTCCAGCGTAGTTTGGTGTTGCTAGTTGATTCCTAATAAGATCTTTTTCATAGGCCATCCATGTTCTTGCGTCAACGACAATTTTTTCAATTCTATTATTAGCTATTGCAAACGTTTTTTCAGTAGTTAACATATATGTGACGGTTCTTTTGTGTATATCCTTGCCGTCTCTGTTTATTTCTGAATCTGATAATCTTCTAGAATATACTAATTCAGATGCGCCTGCGGCTTTAAAAATTGAAGTATATTCCAGCATAAAGTCTTCAAAAGCTTCCATGACCTGATCACATAAAACCGCTGCGTCAAGATCATCTCTGGTTGTCGTACTATTTGCCCCTTGGAAAGTTCCGACCTTACTCATGACCGTAAAACCTACGACGTTTTGGAATTTCTGACCATAGATTGTTACCGAATTAGAAAGTACATTTTGACGCATTCTTGGCTTTGGCTCTGTGGTGTGGGATTTTCTTAGCTCTAAATGATAACCAATTATTGCTGGAAAGTCATCTAGTCCAACACTCGTAGAAGACGGGGCTGATGAAAGATCTCTTGTGGAGTTTTCAATACCTCCAGAGTCACTATACGTGACGGATGATTCTCTATTTATACTTAATGGCAGTATTGGTATTGTTGGATAGCTTTCTTCCCATATTTTTTTAACTAAACTAACAAACTCTAGGTAATTTAGATTTCCAGTGTATACCTCTTCGATTCCATCGCTATCTAACCTGCGATAGCCAGGAGCCTGTAGAGCCGGTAAACCGTATCTTGCATTTTCAGAAAAGTGAGGAAAATCTCTATTTAAATAACTCATATTATGCTCCTGGTCCAGCTGCTAGTGAAAAGTCTATTCTTTTTAGCCCAAAGGATGAAAGCAATTCGACCTCAAAAATAAAAACACCTCTTTGTGTTTCTGATATCTGAACGTTAAATGAGAAGTCATTTATGACTGAATTTCTTTTAAGTAGCTGTAAAAATTCTCTAGTTTCAGAAACTATTTGATCAAAAGCCATAATATCGAAATGTGATAATGCTATTCCTTTTATTTCGCTAACGACTAAAGAGACTAATCTCATTTGCGCTAGTTTCGTAAAGGTTGAATACTGATTGGCCATCGTGTATTCGTTAGTCAAATACACCTCAAAAGGTACTGCTCTTCTCGTTTTCTTGCCACGATATAATGTATTAATTCCAATATTTTCTAATCTCTGGTATTCTGCCTGAGTAAGATCGTTACCAAATAAAGACATGGCGCCTGGAACTCGACTTCTAATCAAAGCCTTATTGAGCGGAGAATCTGATACCATTCCAGCTACCGCCGCTGCAGCGCCAGAGACATAGCTTAGCTTTATCTGAGGATGCTGGAAAACCATTTCTCCATAGACTGGCACTATGTATCTGCCTTTATCTGAGGATATTTGACCTGTAGCCTGATTGTATACAGTAAATTTATCAGTAAATATAGGATTCTGCTCAAGTATATCTATGTCTGATGACTTTATTCCATTAGTTTTAGATCCTATAATTCCTATCTGTACATTTCCTGTACTATTGTGGAAATCTGAACAATAATTTGCTAGCTGCGTAACAAAGTCTACTGAACCCGTTTCGATAATAGATGTTTCCAGTGGGACTATTATATCTACAAAATCCAAATCTATTATATCTTCATAGGTTTGTTCAAGTCTTTCATAATATTTTTCATAAAAAGTTTGAGAACTAGGAGTTGCTTGATCTCGATTAAATACTGTAGTAGATATGAATCTTCCCTCATAACTTTGAACATACTCTATCATTGGCGCAGATGCGCATATCATTATGTCTCTTGCCCCGCAGGAGTATGCGTCTAAAACTCCTCGCAAAAGTGGACTGTCAAGATCTGCTTGGAGCAAATCTACTGCCTGCTGTATGGAGTTAATTTTTACTGGATAGTTTAATTGCACACCATCAGCGTGCCCTATTAGTAGAATCGTGCTCGTATTATTTCTATTTAATTGCTGATATGTCGGCTTATAGTTTATAACGCTAGACTTAGGGGAGGTTATAGTTGCCGGAGATAATGTATTGGTAGATTGTTTTACCTGAAAAACTGAGCCTATATTAATGTCTCTTGCTGAACTGTTAGTTCTCGCTAAAACTGTGTAGTTATATTCATATAGGTTTTGAGGAACAGTATAATGGAATGTATATTCTCCATTGGAGATTTTTTCGATTCTATTGCCGGTAGCTTCTGGATCTTGATCTAAATAAAGATATGGACCATCAATTATTGGCCCCGCTCCGTTGTCGCCTCTAACGACATATACACTTATGTCTACTGGGGTAGCCAAACTCGTTGGATCATAAATTGTTCCATCAAAATCTGTAAACACAAATTTAAATTGGGCTGTCTGCCCCTTGGATAAAACTAACATTTTTACTTCTCTCTTGTGGCTCCGACAGTCCAATAGTTTATTTTGCCGAACCTACCTCTAACTGCAGTGACCGCAGCTATGCTGAACATCGTATAATTTTTACTTGATTTTAAAGAATAATTTTCATATATTCTATCCCCTTCTTTAGGGAAGATATTTTCTTCAAAATAGTATACTGCGTCGTAGTTGGTTAAAATTCCTTGTTGAGTTTCAGTAGAAGAATTTGCATTGGTTATACCAGACTGACCAACCTGACGTGTTGTTACTCTTTCAAAGTGATCAGAATGATTTCCATTTGATAGTATTCTTTGCACATAAACGTCGTGTCCCCATTGCCTAAGTATGCGATTAAAGGATTTCTTTGCATCAATCATAACTTCTGAGGCCTCTCTTCGGCATCGGGTCATCATTTATATTAGTTGTTCCATTTGGATCATACAATTCTCTGCCAGACGGATATACAATTTTATCACTTAATTTGCTGTCATACATAGACAGGCCTGGTAGATTTTTGGGCTGGAATCCTCTTGGGCCAACTTTTGCTGCTAGCATTTCTTTTCTTAGTGCGGCAGCTATCTGACACCATGTCGTGGCATTGTCTCTGGTTACTCTATTCCTTGGTATGGATTTATTGGTAATGCTTAAATCGCCAAGTGTTAAGGACATTTCGTCGTCACCACCTAGTCCATAGGTTCTCGAAAGCTCACAGGCTGTTGCAGCCTTTATGTATTCAAGAACTGTAAATGACAGATTCGATCCATCTTCTGCGTCTAAAAGATTATAAATAGCCTTTACTTCTGTTGAATAATTATAAATTATTTCACCTATCTCAAGAAGCGAGGCATCTGGGAAGTAAGCCAAAAGAGACTCAGGATCCAAATATAAAGGAGTAACATCTGGCGCAAAAGTTATGCTCTCGTCACTTTTTAATATAATGGTAGGCTGATATTCTTCTACTGTAGAACTAACATATAGTTTTTGTTCTACTACTACAGTATTAGAGTTAGCTAATAAGCCAGTAAATTTAACAGTATATGCGCCAGCTATAGTGGGAGTGTAATCGTAATAGAAAACTGAACTAGATACCTGGGTAGAGGTGCCTGAGTTTACGGTTACATTAGAGGAATCTTTTATTATTACTTGTGGATTTGATAAAGGGGATAATGCTACTTCGTTTCCATCTGCATCAATGTCTTTAAACTTTACAGTTATTCTAACTGTATCACTGACCACAACTCTATCTGTTGACATCTTTTACCTCTTAGTTTAAGCGTTAGACATAATAGTAACGTTAATTGTTCCAGCTGAGTTGTCCTCTAGAATAATACTTTCTGCACTGGAGATAGCATAGGCTTCATTCTTGTTTATCGACACTGCTATATATCCGGAGCTATGTATTTCTTCATTATTCAGAGTTGAAATAGCATAGGCGTCTGCATTTATCTTAGTTATCTCTGAGGATCCGTAACCATCAAACATTGCAAATGTCATGAAAGATGAGGTTTCTGTATTTTCTATTACTCCACTTGGAGTGATAATAGAATGACTATTGACAAAAACTAATGTGCTATTTACAGACGGTGGTGATATGACGATAACGCCTAATACTTTTAGGCCACCAAAATTAGTAGTTATTCCAAAGGACTCAGGAGAAACTACATATACGCCACTGTAATTGAAATGGGCTTGATTATAGGCTATATCTCCATTGTAGAGCATTTACATCCTTTTATTAGAATGTTCCACAATCAATGGAGAAACCACTTAATGTACTGCCATTTCCGTATAATGCGCCTGAGACTCCGATTCCACCAGTTACGACTAAAGTGCCAGTTGTGTAAGATGATGACGCGGTTGCTGCAGTAAATGTTGTAGCACCGTTTGAGGTTAAGGTAGTGAAAGCTCCTGTGCCTTTGGTTGTTGCGCCTATATTGGACGAATCAATTGTCTTATTTGTAAGACTTTCAGATCCAGCTAAAGTAGCAAGAGTTCCAGTTGTTGGAAGAGTTACGGACGTTGTTCCAGTTGAAGTGAAAGTTACCGCATTAGCACCCGACGTTGTTAGGTTACCGCCAAGGGTAATTGTCTTACCAGTGTTTGCAACACCAGTACCGCCGTATTGACCAGCGACAGCTGTACCATTCCAGGTACCAGCTGCAATAGTTCCTACAGTCGTAATGCTGTCATCACCAGAATAGGTTCCGCCAGCCACTGCAGCGAGCGTAGCATTGTACGCTTGAACATCAGAGCCAATAGCTAGGCCAAGAGCAGTTCTAGCTGCTCCAGCATCTGTAGCTCCAGTTCCACCATTGGCTATTGCTATAGCTGTACCATTCCAAACACCAGTTGCAATCGTTCCAACCGAAGTAAGGCTTGAGGCAGTGACTCCTGAGCCAAGAGTTGAGCCAGAAAGTACAGACGTTCCAGCAATTAACAATGACTTGCCCGTCAGAAGATTAAGATTTTCTGAAGACGTCCATGCGTCAGTTGCATCAACCCAGTTAAAAGTCTTGTCTGTATCACCCTTAAGAGTGATGCCACCACCATCGGCACCTGCGTCTGTCGGAGAAGCGCTTGAGCCAAGTTCAAGATTCTTATCGTCAACAGTTACGGTAGTTGAATTGATTGTAGTTGTTGTACCATTGACTGTTAAGTCGCCGGAAAGGACAAGGGAGGTACCGGTGGCAGCACCGATGTTTGGCGTTACAAGCGTTGGCGTGTTAGCAAATACAAGTGCTCCAGTACCAGTTTCATCCGATATAATTCCAGCAAGTTCTGCTGAGGAAGTTGCTGCAAAATCCGAAAGCTTATTATTAGTAAGTGCAACCGTACCTGTTGCATCTGGCAGAGTGATAGTGCGGTCTGCAGTTGGATCTGTGACTGCAAGAGTTGTTTCAAAGTCATTTGCAGTTGCACCTTCAAAAACCATGCTTCCACTATTGAGTGTAAGCCCTGCAAATGTTACACTTGCAGAGGTTGCTACATCTTGACCAATAGATAATGTGTGAGTTGTTCCCTCACCTGTTGTTGCTGCAGAAGAAGTAACGCCAGTTCCACCAGTTATTGTTGCCACATAACTTCCTGAGGTATTAGTTCCAAGCGCAATTTCTATAGTTGTAGAACTTGCTGCGGTTAAACGACCCTGGTCGTCAACTGTGAAGCTACCGACTGACGCAGCACCGCCGTATGAGCCAGCTGTTACTGCAGTGTTGTCAAGGTTTAAGGTAAGCGTGTCAGTTGCAGAGGCCACCGATGTTAGGCCTATGCCACCAACTATAGTGAAGGTATCCCCACCAGCAATTGTTAAATTGTCACCGTTGTCTGCATCTACTGTAAATGAAGTAGAAATAGAAGCTGTCCCTGCTGCAGTCAAACGGCCTTGAGGGTCAACTGTGAAAGTTGGGATTGCACTAGCTGAACCATATGAACCAGCAGTAACTGTTGTATTGTCAAGATTTAGGGTTATGGTATTTGTAGATGATGCTAATGATGAAAGCCCAATTCCACCAGATATAGTTACGGTTTCTGCGTCATCGATTGTTTGTGATGTTCCAGAATCGCCTGCTAAAGTAAAGTTATATGTAGCAGCAGTTACGGCAGAATCTACATAACCGGTTGTTGCGACTTTTGTGCTATTATCTCCTGCTGTTTGTGTTGTTGCAGTTGCAGAAGATCCTAAGGCTACTGTTCCAGAAAATGTTTTATTTCCAGAAATAGTTTGAGTACTAGTTAATGTAGTAAATGCGCCAGGGCCAGCAATAGCTATGGGAGTACCTGTTCCTCCAGCTCCTGAGGTTCCTTTTCCATAATAGAGTACGTCGTCTACTTCTGTAAAAGCTAATTCTGCGTTTTCTAAAGATCCTGGAGCTCCAGATATTCCTCCAACCGCTCTTCTTTTAATTCTGATTGTATTAGCCATGATTAAAAATTTCCTCCATCGGTAAGATTTTCTTCGGGGTGGTTCACCCAAGCTGAACCGTTGTAACGCAAAATATTACCTGAGTTCACTGTGGTAATAGTAACGTCAGTCAATCCATTTAAAACTGATTGAGTAGTAATTGCAGTTTCTGCAGATATTATTCTATCTTTTACTGTTAAATGACTGCCTGCTGGATTTAATCCAATAACCGTTTGTATGGCTTCAATGGCGTCATTTGCGTTAGCGTGTTGTTGATGGTGGGGTACTGTTGCTGAATTGAGTGGGTCAGACGATGTCGGATTGATCAACACGTCCAACGCTGCGGGATACTGGGTGCTCATTATTTTCCTTTACAATGAAAAAATTTTATATTGGTCGTTACTCCAATTAATCGTTACTGAAATAGGATCAGTGGTAGCTGATATTGGAAGCCCAGTAGCTGTATCTATATAGGCTAAAAGTCTTGACGTAGCTCTAACTCCAGTATCCTTGTATAAAACCAGGTAGGCAAAACCGCTATTTCCATAATTTTCCACTGTAATATTATCAGCGTCAAAAATACCAGAAGCTGTTGTTTTTCCGCTTAACAAACTAGTAGTTGCTGCGACTGAATCTTCACTAATGCTTGACAAGAATTCATGTGTACTTAAATTTACTGTATAAGTATTTTTTACTAATGCAATTTTTAAATTGTTGTCAGTTAGATCGAATACACCCTCCAATAAGCCTTCTTTACCCTTTGTGTATAGTGCATTTGCCATTACAGGCCCACCTCAGCCGATACGATTACTCTGTATTTATAGCCTGATTCAAAGTAATTTTTTCCATCAACATAGTAAACCGGAGTAGCATCGTCTGACGGGAAGTCAATGTATACATCTGGCTTCCATGAGTGCATGGAGACTTCTGATGATACATTTTCCCATCTTGAGGGAGTCTTTTGGATTTTCTTACGTTGAGCTTTAAAGTACTTTAATGTCAAAAAGTTTGATGCTGGACGAGAACTAAATACAACTGTTACTCTTCCATTGTTCTCATCATTATTTAAATAAAAGTCACCATTAGAAGGATTGGTTGATTCTATATAGAAATTAGGATTCTTTGCTAGTATCTGATATCCAGTTTCTATATCAGCTCTTACTGATTTATCCTCTATAAGCACTTCGTTGAGTACTGTTGCTTGGCTCTCTTGCAGAATTGAAGGAGTTGCCGAATTGGTTTGGCTGGTAAAGCTAACTTTTTCCTCAGCCACCGTTAGCCCAGATGAGTCAACTAAGTTAGTGACCCTAACAATATAGTCGGTATTAGAGCTTAATACTACATCCCAATATAAAGTTAAAGTTCTACTAATCTGATTATAATCAGTAATTGTATTTATTGTTCTAAATGGAGAAATTGTCTGAACAGGTGTAGCTGAATCTGTTTGTACAATAAAATTAGCATTTATTAATGATGCTATCTTGATTGTCCTGCCAAATTTAATATTTACTGTATTAACAGTAACTGTAGCACTATCTATCAAATATAAAGCCACTCAACACACTCCATAATTATAATCCTGAACTAATAGTAATAAATTAATTCAATAAAAAGCAAAGGGGCAGTAGATTTCTCTACCGCCCCCAGCTTTAGGGTAATTTGTAACTATAACGACCCTAAGGTTTTTTATCAGCTTAAGGCTACGTCGTTTGTAACTTGAACTTCGTAGTTACGGCTGAGTCTGACGTTCTTAGCAACTGTAATGCCCTCACCGTCGCCCAGCATTACGATGTCGTAACGCTCCTTCATCTTGAGTGCACGAAGATCGCGACTCGGATCGTCGAACTGATCAGTGCTCATATCGTCCTTGACGAGAAGAGTACCGACTTCATTACGGTCGATGAGGAAAAGGTCTGACTTAGCTGCTGTTCCGCCACTCTTAGCTGTGAAGCTAACAAAAGGCGAAACAAGAACATTCAAGCCCATCGGAGCCGTCGAGTTCAGTGCGCCTTCTGGCGACTGAGGACGATATCCCCAACTTGTACCTACAGAAGATGCTGCGCCACCAGCGTGGAAGATGGAATCCTTGAGGAAGACCGACCACATTAATGGGTGCAGAATGAAATCTGTTGGGATATGATTTTCAGCCATAAGGATAGCGGCCATGTCCACAATGTCATCCCAGGTAATTGTCAAGTTGGCTGCGCCATCAATATTGCGACCTGTTGTGTCATCATAACTACCACTATCGTTATCGAATGCAATTGTAGCTGCATCCTTGAAACGGCTAAGAGCAATCTGCTCTTTCAAACGAGCCATAGCACGGCCGGCTGCGCGAACATGTAAACCAACAATGTCCCAAAGTGAATCAGCGATGACTTCCTCCGTAAAGGATAGCTTAACGCCCTTCTTTGAAACTTTGCCTTCTACCTGCTTTGCGAAAGCGAGTGCTTGCTCTGGATACTCTTGTCCTTCTGGGATCTCTGCTGCTTGAATAGCGTTGACTGCGGGGAACTCCAAAGAGCGTCCCTTACCGAGACGAACAGTGGAAAGCAATGGAGTCACAAGTAGTTGTGGCTCTGCTGCTTCTTTAAGCGTACGCGAAAGAACTTTGGGGAAAAGTGCTGCTGCGTCTGGTGACGCAAAAGCTTCCTTAATTGTTACTCTGTTGTCTGCATCTATGTACCCGTCCTCAGTCAATACTGCTTCCCAAGCTGGGAGACCCGAGAGGAGCTCTTGGATTGTCTTACTCATCGTAGGATTATTCCTCCTGTGTTAATGTTTCTTTTGTATTAATATTAATATTAGAGTGTCAGATTGACGCGGAAAGCACCAATGACATTGTGTACGTCCAGGTTGGCCCGGATACCTAACTTACCACTGTAGGTGCCTGCACGAGTAAGCTCGTAAACAGTCTTTAATGCACCCGGATCAGAGGGAAGTTGCATATAGCTGAGTAAGCCATCATCGAAGTTGGTAGCGAACTGCTCAACCTCAACAACTTTACCCACTTGCAACCATGGATAAGCACCAGCAGCAGTTGTTGATGCTGCAAATGCCACCGGACGACCCATGTGATCGGCTCGGATTAATGAACCAACTGTTACGTCGGCATTGACGCCTGTAACCATTGGGTACTCTACGTAACCATGTGTAATGAAGCCAGCGCCTTGCGAGGTGCCTTTGTCAAATGGTCTGTAAAGATCATATTGTGCGCAGCCAATCGGAACTGAATGGGCGCCCACAGAAACTGTATCAACTGAACCAGTAGTCGAGCTGGGGGTAGCGCCATCAAGCGGATCCCAACTGGGCATAACGTCGCCCCATGATTGGCTTGCAGCGGTTCCGTTAGCGGGAACGATGCGAGCATCGCCGTTTGCATCTGCTACTACTGAAAGAATGGTACCCTTGGTGACAACGATCTCAAAACGATCATCTTCACTATCATTGTACCATGTCGGAAGACCGGGATGGGGCAGTAAATAGGCTGCGGGAGCGATACCCTCAGAAACTACAAACCGGCCTGCACCAGTCTTACTATGAACCTTGCGGAACTTTGCTAAACTCATTTTTTATCTCCTTAAATATTAAAGTTTACGTCTACCCATAAGGGCATCTACTAGTACTTGTTCAAAAGATTCGTTAGGATCCGTAGAAGTCTTTGTATTTTCCTCTTTATCAAGAGTCAATACATTCTCTTCAGAACTAACTTCAGCTTCAGATGTTACTTGCGGCATTGTCATATAATCAGAAATGCGCTTGTTAGCCTTTGCTGGAGCCTTAGCCAGATCTCTCAAAGAGTCTGCTAATGAGGCAGCTGTGCGTGAAGCATGCTCGCCTATCAGGTTTTCTCTTTCATCTGCGGATTCGAAACCAAGACCAATCTTGGTGTCGACAACTCTTTCTACTAGAGTTCTATGCAATGCGCTTTTGAGCTTTGCATTTTCTTCTTCAAGAGACTTGATAGATGCCTTCAAGAGGTCAATATCTTGCTCAACGCCCTCTTTGTTGTCGCTGAGATTATTTTCCTCTTCAGCGGTCTCTTGATCCTCATTGTCCTTAGACAATGACTCTTCCGGCTTTTCAGCATTTTCGGAATCAGCGTCTTGCACATCCGCCTTTTCTGAATCGTCAGATGAGTTCTTTTCTTCTTCTGAATCTGCGTCTGCATCTCCTTCGGAAACTTCTTTTTGCTCTTCTTCTGCAGAAGTGCTTTCTTCAGTCTTCTCTTCTTCTGAAGTCACTTTGACTTCTTCTGAAGCTTCGCCTATGGCGGAAGCTGATATATTGGAAAGATCTTCGCTTAAGCCTTCAGCTACAGCTAAAATGTCTTCACTCTTGTTAACATCTGTCATGTTACGAGTCTCCTCAGAATTATTGTTTTCAGAATCTTCATTAGATAGTAATGATTCTGTTTTATTTATATAACTTTCGCTTTCTTGAAAAGCTAAAGCTGTTAAAAAAGCGCCTTTTAGATGTAAATAAATTGGCTTAGATTCTTTTTTCTTCATATTTGAAAGAATAGATCTATTTTCTTCAATGGAAATAATATCTTCATTATCCATGTTAAGAACAAATGCTGCGCTTCTAGCTATCCAACCTTCTGAATCGGACAGTTCGGCTTTACCGTCAGTAGTCTTAAGTGATCTGACTCCAGACTTTTGATCTGCTGGCTGATTCACGAAAGAATATTCTTTAAAGCCTATATCTTGCATGTCTATGAATGCTAGCTTGCCCTTATAGACTTGGCCTCTTTTATACTTCGGGGCCTTGGGCCTTCCAGATGCATCTTCTACAGCGAGGTCGTCTCCTGTAATGCTACAGATTGCTTTTCCAGCTCTACCGCCGACTGAACCTGTTAGGTATCTTTTATCTAATACTTTTTGTGCAGCGACTGGATCTGTTATTGCAATTTGCAGTCTGACGAATGATGAGCCGTCGGCTTCTTTATCCATTCTAGCCGCCATAACTCTACCTATTGGCTCAGTATTTAAATCGTGATTTAAGATAATGGGCTTAGGGTAAGGGTCTACCCAAGATTGAAGGGCTTGTTCTAAAGCTTCAGCAGAATAATTATTGTAATTAGCCGTAAGGCCTTCATGAATAGCTGCGACTTCAATAATGAGTCCATGCCTTGAATTAAATGATTCTGAAAAATCTAGATCTGACTTAGAAAGGTCAGGAAGTTCTAGAGTAAAATTTTCAACAAAGTCAAATGACATTTGAATCCCCTGTTAGATAGTTATTTCTGTTTTATATAGTAAGTTTATTTTTATAACATTGAACAATTTTATATAAATATATCACACTTTAGCATAGCTGCTCATTAAGAGCTCTTGCCTATTGTCTCCATTAGCTAAGAATGATTGATACATTACTTCGGACATTATATGTGGTGCATATATATACGAGGCACTGTATAGTTTGAATCCAGCTTTTTTACATTCCAAAGACCAGCCGACATCTTCACCCTGTTCATGCAGTGTGTAATTAATATTATTATATACATCCTTAGACATCATCTTTGCAGCCATGATTACATCTGACTGAAAGTAATGTCCTAATTCGTACTTTTCTTTTCTGAATGCTTTAGCTGGAACATCTAATCTCCAGTCCATAACACTTGGATACATTGTTCCAAATGGAGTCATAAACATCAGAGGATTAACTGCGTCAGCTCCAGATTTAATGTGCGCTATTAATAATTCTATGGTATTTGTATTCGTCAGCAAGATGTCAGAATCAAGACTAAAATAATATTCTGGCTGTATTTTTCTAACGGATTCCAACAATGAATTTCGCAGAGATACCATATTTACATACTTTGACATACTCCATTGTCTGCCATTATTTTCGTGCTCAAAATGCGGAATATCTTCTCTAATCTTAATCTCAAAATAAGGTATTCTTTTATCGAATTTTTTCCAAGATTCAAGAGCCTGAATGGTCGCCGTATCATCTGGAGATACCTCAAATATAAAGCCTATATCATTAACCGGAATTGATTGCGATATTATGCTCTTAATCCAATGATGGAGAATCCAACTTCTCTTATACATTGGGCATCCTATAATGAGTTTCATTCGGAAATTACTTCTTCTTTTCTTCGATCATCGAAGAGTTTGCAGGCGCTTCATCTGGAGCGGTGCTTGTTGTTTTGCTTTTTTGAATAGAATCTTTTTGCTCTATAACAATCTCTTCCTGAGCGGAAGGAATGTCTTCTTCTGCGGAATCTTCTTCAATAAAACTTTCTAAGAAAGAAACTCTATCAACTAGTTGTTCGATAACTTCTACTAAAACCTGAAGTGCTAAACGAGTTTGCCCGTTATCTACGGCCTTAGTGAAACCTATTAGGCCATCATCAGTATTTAGATAGGTAGAAATTGTATCATTCTTTATTATTATCTTCTCTGACATCATCTATGCCTTTCTCATCATTAGTGTAAACGATAGTATACTCTGATTCTAGAGCATTTTCAACTAATGTGAGCCATGAATTATCAGATCTTCTAATATTTGGTGAAGTTTTTCTTCCTTGTTGATTTGCTGGTCGGATAGTATTGCCAGATCCTCTTTTGGTATTGGGAAGATTTCTTTGCCCTTTTGTGGCGGGCGTTTGCTTATCTCCATCCCGCTGAACATCTACGGCTTTTGTACCTGAGGTAATTTCAGCTTGATTCTTAGCCATTTCCATTTGGATCTTAGCTTGAATTGATGCGTAAAGATCTTCTTCGTCGTATTCTGGATCAAGGCCAAGTTCCAATCTAGCTTCCTTAAGGCCAATTATATTATTGGCATACTTTTGGATAACATGAGTTTCTTTCTTAACCTGAGTGTCTACGTCTATTTCGTTAAACTTGAAATAGCAACGATCTGATATACCAGACTCTATAGGATTAGATATGGGATCAAATCCGCCCTCCATTAAAATTTCGTTAAAGATATGAACTCTGACCATATCAGAAAACAGCTTTTGATATTGCTTTACCTTATCGTACAGGGCAGTATCTAAGCGATCTGTCACTGATCTATTTCCGCCATTCATCATCATTCCCAAATGGTGCGGAGCGACTCCTAGTCCAACTGCTACTCTTTCTTTGAAGTGTTGCAGATATGCCGTTGCGTCCAGTGCTGCGTTGTTTGCCCCGATGACATCTATTGAATGACGATAAGGAAGTATTAAGCCACCCTCTGCTCTAAGGTTTTCGATTTCTATGGCAGCCTTGTCTATTTCATCGGGCTCTGCTGGTTGGTCTGCGGTTCCTATTGTATATCTATACAGAGGGAATAGTTCTCTGTGAACTAAGTTTTGAATATCCTCTTCCATCTGTCTAAGTGCAACAACATCGTCAAGCACGGTCCCCATGAAGGGTGTCCCAAAAGCTCTACCAGTCTTCTTATCGGTGTGCATATGGATAACGCGGTCAGCTGACCAAACCGGATCACGCTCTGTTGGAGCGTACGTCAGAGGGTCCGAAGCCTGCTGATATGACCTAGGTCTATTGAACTTATCTCTCAATATTCTTACTTGTTCAGTGGGAATTAAATAGTATCCTACGACCGGAAGCTCCGCATTGACCCCTGATATTTCAGTGGGAAAGTACTCCGAAATATCTCCTCTAGCCTTGACTATGAAAACATTTCCATACTTGAAAAGGTGATCAGTAACCTCTATCAGGAAGTCTAGAAATGGGCGCTTCATTGCCATTTCCATAAAATCTATTCTTTGATAAAGATAAGAAACTGCTTCTGGATTTTCGCCAACAATGTTCCAGCTTTCTTTCCAGAAGAGTTCCTTATGCTTATTCAACGCCTGCTTGACGTAAGAGTCAGTATCTGCCGCCTGCATAATCCGATCAAAGTCATACGGAGAAGGCTCAAATGTAGCCCTATTGTTATAATAAAATGTATTACCCTGAAAGCCGAGTGCCAAGGCAGCGACTTTCATAGCTCTGCCTACTGATTTAATTTCATCAGGTTGCAATGCCTTAGCAATAACATTATTTTGTGATTTATCTCTTTGCCTAAAGGGCAAAAAATCAAAAGCTGCCATCTTCTTCTCCACTTTAAAAACTACTAGTAATAGTAGTTATAATGACTTTTTTATATCAGTTACTCAGATGGAGTCTGATTAACCTTATCAAAGGCGTTTTTTAAGATTAATGTCTTAACTGATTCCATCCAAAAGACTGTTTCAGCTTCATTAAAATCGCTCTTGTATTGAAGGTTTGCGTTTGAAATTTTGATTTCAATAACAAATTCTTTATTTTCTACGGGTTGACTTGCTTCACTTATTTCAATTATTTCTTCTGACATTTTATTTACCTCACTCAAAATCATCTGTTTTTGTTTTTGTTGTTTTTACTGTTTTTTGCTGTGCTGTCAATTGTTCAATCTGAGCGGTCAGCTGTTTAATTGTAGCTTCTTTGATTATAATTTCTGTCATCATTTGAGCCATTCTTTCATTAAAAGTTTGAACTAATATATTTACATCAATATCATTATTCATTTTTTTCTCCTTATGCGCACTTGCATTATATCATAATATCTAATTATATCATAACATCTGATTATTTTTCATTATCTTCAATATATCTTTGATTGCAGCAACACATACTGCAATCATAGCTGATTCTGACCAGTAGCTTGGAATCCATGATTCTAAATCTTTCATCTGTGCAATTTTATCCTCTTCAGTCATAGCGTCCGATGACACTGGTTCCCATACTGCTAGCTGAGCATCTACTTCAGCTACCTCTTCTGCGATAAATCCGTAATCAGTAACGAATTCTCGCAGACTAGCTTTCAAATCGTCATCATCAGGCATTCTATTCCATTTAAATGTAGATGGTTTTAATTTATCAATTATTGATAATGAGTTAGATATTTCATTAATATTATTTTTATATTTTCTTTTAGATGATGGATAGCCTAACCATGTATATCCGCTGTAATGAAGAAAAGATCTAACCGTTGTTGAATTACTGGTGAGCGGAGTCCTGGCTATCACGTATGGATCAGAGGTGAAAAAGATTGGAACCTCTCCCCCTGCTGCGACTCCAAATTGGTTGGCATCTACTTGATAAAATCCCGTATCATCATCACCCGCAAAGCCAATAGCGGGCGATGCCTGACTGCCACCATTTACCCTTATGGTTGAACCAACCATTATAATGTTATTGGAATTTAAAGCTGTGCCAGCTTTAAAGCCACTGGAATCTACCTCCCAATATATCACTCCATCATTGCCTCTAATCTTTCCGCTGTTTACCTGGATAATTGCGCTAGCAGATCCAAACGTTAAAGTTGAGTTTAACGTTGTTGCCCCACTGACGGTTAAGCCACCGCTAATTGTTGTTGTACTTCCAACGTTTAATGTACCAGCAATTGTAGTTGTGCTAGATGCTCCGCCTATGCCAATAGTTGTACCATTTACTGTTAAATTTCCAGAAACTGTTGTTGAGCTTGAAACGCTTAATGTACCAGTTACATAGGTTGTTCCAGCTAACACAGTTGTACCATTTACCCTAAGAAGCTCACTATGGGGAGCGAGACCAGCGTTAGTTCCGGAACCAATTGTAGTATTACCTGTTACACTTAATGCACCAGAAATAGTTCCCGTACCTGTTGCTGTAAAGTTACCTGTATTTGTAATTTTAAATTTTGCGCTTGCAAAAGCTCTATTTCCGATCCAGAAATTACCATCGGTATCAACCTGCAGAGAATCGTTATCTGTACCATCTCCACCACCTATGTCCAATGCCCCCTTGAAAGTTCCAGCCGTCGCTTCTACTGTTCCTCTTACAGTTATGTTATTAAATTCTGCTTGACCATCACCTCTAATCAACCAGCCAGTTGAACCAGATTGATAATTAGAAGTTCTTATTACTGCCATATTAGCTGGAGGAGTATAAGAATATGCTGTTCCTGGTTGAGTTAATATTATTTCATGTGCGCCAATTGTTCCAGCAGTTATTTTTGCTGCCGTCAAAGAACCAATAAAATCTTCATCAATCAGTGGAGTATCGCCAGATGCAACTATAGATGTCCATCCGCTAATATTGCCAGCTGTATCAATTGTCCTTACTCTTCCATAATACTTAACGGGATTAGTTGTGGAAGAGGTACTTGTTGTTGTGCTGTTATCATCTACTGAAACGACAAAAACATTTGTTTGAACATATCCAGTTCTATGAGGTGTTTCACCAGAAATAACCTGGTATTGTGCACTAATTAATTGTACTTGATCTTCTTTATATAATTCATATTCATATTTTGCCGTATCTTCATCAATGCTGTCTGTGTATTGAAATAACACATTAAGGAAAGATGCTGCGAGTACAAGTCCTGTTGGAGCTTCTGGAATTGTTGAATCTGTTGGAGTTCTAAATCTTACTGAATCTGTGTAGCCTGACAAAACATTAATGTCATTATTTTTTGCGCGAACAGTAACAATATACTCTTTATTTGGTTTTAAGTTTTCTATATTTTTAGATATAATACTCATTATCTTATGCCACCTATCAGCGTAAATGTATTATTAGATTGATTAACTAGTTCATTTCCAATTTGTAAATATAGATTATAACTAAATGAGTAAGAAGTTATTTTAATATTATTTCCATTAGATAAAACATTTTTATCATATAATGTTTCTATTTCGACAAAATAATCTCTTTCTTCAAAATCTGTCTTTGCAAAAAGCTGTTGATTATCAGAGTAAGTTCTAGCAAATGAATCAATTGTTTGCCAATCTAAAGCTAAAGAATTATTCGTATTTACATTATCGGAAAGTGCCGTAAATTTAATTCTAAATTTTCCATAATTAGGACCCTTACCTCCGTATAATGTAAACTTTGGGCCAGTAAAATTCATATATAGCTTAGATGCTGGTTTTGTAGATAACCCATTATTCCAATCTGTCATTGGATTAATAAATGAAAAATTATATGATGAATCTGAATTTAGATCAACTAAATATTGATCAGTATTTACATTGGAATAAAATTCATAATATGGATTGGTATATAATATTGTCATAAGAATCCCTTAATCAAATCCTAAGATTCAGTTTCTTCTTCTTCAACTATGTCCCATTGACATGTTGTTTCGTTCAAAACCCATTCGTGTTCTTCGGGCTTAGGTGGGATGAAGGCATCCCGAGTTTCGTCGTAAGTGTATCCAATACCAGCGTAGTTAAATCTTACTGGTTCTTTACCTTGCGAGTGTTCTCCAGCAAAAGTATTGACAGATGTCTTAATCCAACGCCCACCAAGGTTGTCAATTAACCATTGATAGCCTTCGTCGGGTTCGTCATTATTACCTACTGTAATATTGATAACAATATTGTTTTCGTCTATTTGTGCCCAATGACTCATGTTAACCACCTTAAGAAAACTACTCCAGCCCTACCCTCAGATGCTGTGGCCCCACCGCTTCCGGTTCCTCCTCCACCAGAGCCTAAATTAGTGGATGTAGTTCCGGCCGTAGAGGCGCCTCCGCTTCCGCCTTGACCGACAGTAAATGTTGAGGCTATGGTTGGATTTAATGCTACTCCGCCCGCGCCACGAGTATTTAATGATGCGGCTTCACCACTGCCGCCAATTCCTGCACCTCCGCCACCAGCCCTAAAGATGCCACTGCCTGAAGCGCTGGCTCCAGCACCTCCCAAATAATGATTATTAGAAGAACCATTACCGCCACTAGCGCCCCAGGCCCCGGCCCCTCCTGGGGACCCACCACTAGGCCCTGAACTGCTGACTATGGTGGAACCTGAATAAACTATTGAAGTGGTACCACCACTACTGCCGCCGGTGCCAGCATAGGTAAAACCAGTATTACTACCAGAAACATATGTACCACGGCTTCCACCGCCACCAATAGTAATTACGTAATCACCCGTGCTGCTACTTGTTCGTGTTCCAGATGTGTAGTTTCCACCCGCTCCTCCTCCACCGCCACCACGGTTAGCGAGACCAGTGTTATTACCTGCGCCTCCACCTCCTGAACCACCACTCAAAGCAAAATATTCAATATCTTTAGCGCCAGTTGAAATTGTAAAAGTACCGTTAGCAGTAAAGTACACACCTGTATATCCAGCACCAGCATCATATGAAGTGCCACCTGAGGTCGTAAAAGGAATCGCTATTGACCAAGTAAATTCTTTAGTGACATTACCCGCGGTATTTTCTGCCCTAACAGTAAATGTATAGGAAAAAGAAGAGCCATTAACAGGTGTTGTATACGTCCCAGTAATTGCTCCAGTAGAAGAATTAATACTGAATCCACTAGGTAGTGATCCCGCACTAATGCTATACGTTACTGCAGAATAAGAGGCATTGCTTGATACTCCATCGGAATAAGCGGTGTTGTATGTTGGAGTTGCTAATGTTTCGTCATTCCATGTTGGAGGAGTATTTACGTTAAGGCTAAAACTTTTACTTATACTACCAACCGTATTAGTTGCCGTTATAGTGAAAGTGCTGGCATCAGCCGATAGTGGGGTTCCGGTTACTGCTCCAGTAGAAGAATTCAGAGAAAGTCCGCTTGGCAAAGATCCAGACGTAATAGAAAACGTTACACTAGGGTATCCTATAGCCGTTACTCCATCGGAATATATTAAAGATAAATTTGCATCCGCTAAAGTTTCATCAACCCATGTTGGAGCCCTATTAATTGCGCCAGAAAATGATTGTGTGACAGATCCAGTTTCATTAGCTGCCTGAATAGTGAAGGAGTATGCTCCATAATATGTTGGAGTGCCAGTAACCGCTACAGCACTTGCAGTAAAAGCCCTCACAGGACGCACGGAGTTCGTGCTCGGCTTGCTGTCCGGGTTCGGATTGGGTTCGTTGAAATGCTGGTACCATGCGGCTGCAGTCGAGCGCTCAGTAGAACTCCAATAGAGAACAACCGTCGAAAAACCTGCGTTCAAAGCAACTCTGTTGACATACATTTGGGTTAGTTCGTCTTTTGATGGCAAAAACCAGTCAGAATAACCACCATAAGTTAACTCACTACAATACACGGCAGCCGATGTTGCTGCCACATTTCCTGATTGAGCAACAATATCAATAGTGTTTTGCGCACCCGTACCTATTGCAGTACCATCAGCGCCAGAAACTAATGCTGACTGGTTCGCCCCAGTAGACCAAGTTCTTTGAACTTCAACGGCGACAGGTGCTACCTCAAAATATTTACCTGTGGAGTTCCCCACTGTAGAGGGAGTAATAAATATTTTTCCTCCACCAGGACCAGTATCACCAATACTAAATGTCGGACTTAAAGAAGTCGGACTTAAAGAAAGCCCCGTTGGTAAAGTTCCAGAACTAATTGTATATGTTGGACTTCCCGTAGCGACTACTTCATCCGAATAAGCTGTATTGTAAGTGAATGTTGCCAGTGTATTATCCGTCCATGCAGGCGTTACATATAGGTCATCGGTGAATAGCTGAGTAACATTCCCGGCTGCATTTTCAGCCTTGACAGTAAAGGAATATGATCCAGCTGTTGTTGAAGTTCCAGTAATTGCACCAGTCGAAGAATTTAGAGTTATTCCAGATGGAAGTGCTCCGGCAGAAATAGAATATGTCACTGCGGGATAACCTGAAGCTGCAACTGCGTCACTATAAGCCTGCCCGTAAATCATATTTGCAATTGCTGAATCAGTCCACGCTGGAGCTGTGTATATCGTTCCGCTAAAAGCTTTTTCAATATAGCCCCAAGAGTTTGTTGCGCGAATTATAAAACTATAAGATCCGGTAGAACCAGTATTTCCAGTTATAGCACCAGTTGACGAGTTGAGCGATAAGCCAGTTGGAAGAGAGCCAGAATAGATAGAGTAAACTATGGTTGCTGTACCTGCCGCTGAAACGCCATCACTATATGCTACGCCTTGGGTAATGGCGCCGAGTGCTTGATCAGACCAAGATGGCGGAGATTGTACTGTGCCGGTAAATGATTGAGTTATTGAACTAGATAAATTTTGTGCTTTAATCGTAAATGAATATGATCCACTAGATGTTGTCAAGCCGCTAAGTAGCCCAGTTGTTGCGTTCAATGTTATTCCACCTGGTAAGGCTCCAGAAGAAATAGAATAAGTTGGACTAGGAACTCCGTATGCCAAAATAGAATCTGAGTAAGATGAGTTATAATTTATATTTGCTAACGTATTATCAATCCATGATGTTATTTCATTTATTACTCCAGAAAAGCTGGCTTCATTATAATATTTTCCATCATCGGTTGTTGCTCGAATCGAGAAAGAATAGTTACCAGTTTCACTGACCGTACCAGTTATCCGTCCAGTAGATGAATTAATCGAAAGCCCTGCTGGTAAAGCTCCAGAAGAAACAGAATATATAGTTCCAACTGCGGAAATTAAATCATCATAAGTTCGGCCATATACAAATAAATCTAATTCGATTGATTTCCAAACCGGAGCTAGATTAACTTGATAATCATCTATTCCAGCATTATCTACTTCGTTTAATTTTCTTAAATTTGGCGTATTATAATAGACGGCGTATTGTCCAACTATTTCTTCTGCTGCCGTATGCAATTCATATGTTTTAAAATAAATATAGTCGCCTTCTATTACAGTTTGAACTGGATATGCATTGTCGCCCTTTTCATAAGTCACAATATATGATGCTTCATCTGTTTGATCTTCTAGAGAGGTATCTTTATATGTATTAATGTTGACATCTGATATATTAGCAAATATCCAAGTTCCAGAATTTATTGTATCCCTTGGCGTAAATCTACCTATAAACCTCTTGCAATAGGGGTATGAGTAGACAGTGTTGGGTGTAGCCAAGTTTAAATTTTCAGTAGATTTAAAATATTTAAACCAAGCCATGTCATGTTACTTCCGTATATATTATTTCATATTCATGATTATCTAAAATGTTATCATTAATTTCTATATTAACCACTGCATCGCATCTAGGTACACTATTTACGATATCAACATTAAATTGTGCAATAGATATTGATATAGGGGCGGTTACAGCTTCTTTCATTATATCAGAATTTCTTGCTGTTTCATAGTCTATATCAAGGGAAGAAATTTTAATAGATCCATCCGTGCCAGTATGCTTATGCTGATTAAGATCTACTCCATCTATAGTAACACCTTCAGCCACAAGAATATCCCCTATTATTCTCCCGCCATCCTTTAATAAGTACTGAGGATGGTGATCTTCCTCTAGATCTTGCAGTAGGCTATGGCTGGACTTTAAATCATCTTTTCTAGTGGGACTTATTACTATCTGCCTAAATAAAGAGGATGCCCAATCATCAGATACTGGTAGCAGAACATTTGGTTTTTGCACACCCTTAAAAGACATCTGCGCAATAAAGTTTGCATACTTTCTTTTTTCATGAATTAATCTCAATAGTGCATCCGTCTTACCTATTACGATATTGTGTCTATCAATAATATCGGCAACTACTGAAGTAAAATTACCCTTCATCAACACTGACGCTATCAGCAGTTCTTCAGCTAGAAATGGAATACTTTTTCCTACTGATGTAGTTTGATAATCTAATTCTAAGGGGTTTGAAATCTCCGAAGAAAATTTTAAAGCTGGATTAATATATCTTGTATAAAATATTTCAGAGTTATCATGTAGGTCCCTCTTGAGGGAGCTAAGGATATCTTCAATCTCAGAGTTTACAGCGTTTAGTTTAATCGCAAAAAAAGCTTGAAATTTAGAGGCTTGTTCTTTTGAGATTTGATCCAATTCGGTTCCGGGAATTTCTCCCGGCTTTGATATGATCGTCTTTGCAATCCTGCTCGTATAGTGCAGGGCCGTTTTCCCCCACGAGTCATAATGGACTGCGATTTTTTGCTGTAACTCATTTTCATAGGCGTCTCCAAAGTCTGTGCGTAGTGATATTTGTATTGATTTAACTTCATTTAATAAATAGTTTAAAACTTTTCTAAATTGAAAAAAATAAGAAAATGTTGAGTGAGCTATTGACTGTTCATATTCCTGTAAAAATTTACGGGAAATTGTTGAATTCATTCTTTCTGCAAAAGAAACTTCGTCGTAACAAATATAAAATGGAATAGATATTTTAATGTTTGATGGCTTACTAGACTCTGGAGGATAGGGTTGGATCGTCATAAATTCGTCGTCTTCAGATGATGGATCATCATTAATAATTTTTGGAAAGTCCTCTAGATAAGGGTCCTCTTTGGGATCGATTAAACCAAAGCTAATGTCTATGTTTTTATCTTCCTCTTTTGAGACCGTAGAATAAGAACTATTATTTATCTTTTTATTAAAAAATTCAATAGTTTCTGGAGATTCTATTCTTAAAGTTTTGTTTAATTCATTCCATAAATTTTGATGAGAAATTAATAAATCTGTACTTAAACTTGGATTTATAAAAACTTTTTTCATTAGATCTTCAATATCTTTTATCGTATCCATTATTACTTTTTCAGCCAAAGATATCTGTCTTCTTATGAAATCAAGTGGAATTGAATATGTTTCCATTACAGAACTATTGGAATTCTTTCCAATATTATTCATCATTTCTCTTGCATAAGCTTGATTGTCTGAAGTATTTACAAAAGATGAATCAGAAAATTTATAATCTCCATGAATTTCATTATTAACTTCTGTATACTGATTGCTATTATTTACCGACATTTTTTCCTAAAACATTTTTCTAGTTTTTTTGGAGCTAGTTGATCTTTTAAAGCTTCCAGTTGAATTCAAACCATTTGTTCTCCCAGTGATTACAAATTTTGGCTTTTCATCTTCCGAATCTGAATTATTTTGTTTGGGCATAAAAAACTCATTGGAAAAACTTTCTGTTCTGGTAGCGTAGTTACCCTGTGAAAATTCTCCATAGTTTTGCGTTATTGCCAATAGTGCCAACATCAATGCATCGTGTGCGTGATCCATTGCGGAACCAGCAGCTTCGAATACTGGCCGACCAGTTTGAGTTGTTCTAATAACAACATATGAAATTAGCTGCATATAGATTTCTTCATCTGACTCTGGAATAAGTATTCTTTCTTTTTCCAAGAACTGCCTAAGATTGTCAACCATAAAAGGTTTCATTTCTTTCTTAATCATTAACTTGGTATATGGATCTCTAACATCAATGCTTTCACCAAAGCTAATGCCCTTAACTTTATCCCTAAGACCAGAATATGGATTTTCTACTCCATGCTTCTTCAGTAGCTCCACTTGCACTTCTCCATATCCTCTGTCAACATAAATGTGCTTAGGATTAAATGCCCGATTTAATTCAATAATTCTATCTACAGCTTTTGTTAAGGTATATTCTGATCTGGGTATTTCTTCTCTATAACAGATTCTACTCTTGCCTCTAAATCTAGTATCTTCATAATTCTCTGCACATGTTTCTACTATGACTATATTTGTTCCCGCACCATACTTATCCCAGTCAACTCCAATTGTATGGAAAGATCTAGCTGAAGTAATTTCAGGAGTGTAATCCCATGATGGCGAAATGAAAGCTCTGTCAACAAACTTTCTGGGATAAACACCTTCAGAGTCTTCACCCCAGTCAGCTTCTATTTCATGACGATATCCACTTGGGGAATATTGTTCTCTAAATTCTTCTTCTTGTTCTTTAGAAAAATATGGATTGCAATAGCTGGGAAACCAAAACTCTGTAAATCTAGGAGATCTACACCATTCCCAAAAACGTTCTCTACGACCAGTAGGAGTAGAGGCGCCAATCATGACTTTATCAGGCTGATCTTCTGCCGTCTTCTGAAGCATGGCGTACAGTGCATCAAGGTCGTCTGCATGCATGTAATCCATTTCGTCAAGGACAATCAAGTGCGCTTCCTGACCACGAGCAACGTCGCTCTTTCCGCCTGACTTCATTCCTGAAGTAAAGAACCTGATTGTTGATCCATTAGAAAACTGAATCATAAACTGCGGACTTGTGACTTTTCTAGTAATTGAATTTGTGACTACTTCGTTCTTAGAAGCTATTCGTAATATTTCCTGATAGATAAGTTCTACTTGAGTTTTCATTGGCGCAATAACCAATGATCTTCCATCCTTATGCGTATAGCTATAGTGTAACAACATTATTGCTAAACTAAATGTTTTACCTAAGCGACGACCAGCTCTAAGAACTTTTCTTAATCCTGGATCTCTTAATATTAGTATTTGATATACTCTAAGTTCAGCTCCAAGGAATTGCTTAGCCCATACTACTGGATCTTTTGAAATATGCAATTGCCTTTGATGTTCGGTGCTAACGCCTGCTGCCAATAAATCAAGATCCATTTCGAATGGCTCATCAACAAGTAAAGCTAATTCTTTATTAGTTAACTTTCTTTCAATTACCGGAGTTCCGTCGCTCCATGAAATATGATTTAGCTTGTTTTCAAAAACCCATTCAATTCTATTTATTTGCTTTATGAGTTCGGGATCTTGATCTTTTATTATCTCAAATAAATCTTCTCTTGAAAGACCTTCTAGTGCTTCTCTGAATTTTTGCGTTTTATTAAAAATACCCATAATCACCCATAGTGCGCTGCCATCATTGCACCCTCTGTTCCAAGGGCGCTTCTTGCGTTAAGTCTGGAATTTTGAATTGCCTGGACTCCTCTAGCTCTAGAAGTTGCTGCCGCTTCTGTGTCCTTATATCCCATTCCAAAAGTAGGTTTAGCTATTGAACCTTGAAGAGACTTGTTTGCGTCTTTGGCTAAGTTTATACCACTTTTCACTACTTCGCCAGCCATTTGACCAATATCATATATAAAGGATGCTGCCGCTACTAGTTGAACGCCCGGAAGGAGCATGGCTGCACCTCTCATTGCTAACATTTTTCCAGCGCCAGCAGCTGCTAATTTCTTTGTAGCAACGGATCCGAGTGGCCTAAAAAACTGCTTGCCCTTGCCTCCAGTGCTTCTTAGGAAGTCTATAGCTCCGTCACTGCCCTTTATTAACTTGCCTCCAATTTCCAAACCATCATCACCAAATGCTTTTGCAAATGCATCCCCGAAAGCTTTTTCTGCGCTCCGAGCACCTTCCAATGCCCTGCCCCTTAACGCGCCTTTTCCAGTCAAACCACCAAAGCCTAACGAACCTCTGGCATACCCTGCCATATATCCGACACCAGCTGAGCCCATTGCCGAAGCATACATGTTTCCTCTCACTCCGACTTGTCCTGCCATAGCTCCGGGCGTTCCAGATACTGCACCAGAAAGTGCGGATTGAAATCCTGCTTGCGTAAAGCCAACTGCTCTAGCTTGTGCAAGTCTCTGCTGAGCAGTTAACATATGAGGGCCAGCGTATCGAGCATTCTGTCTTGCCATTTGAACTGCGTTAAAATTTGTATTATTCATTTTAGCTAACATACCTAGGGCATCATCTGCTTTAGCCAATTTTTTAGCTGCTCTTCTACTACCCTTAAGGGCTCTACTCTCTAAAAGGTCAACTCTTCTGCCTGCACTAATTCCTGATACCATTCCTGGACCAAAAGCTGTCTCTCCTTCTTTAAGTGTTATACCCATTCCTTCTAATGCTTTTTGGCCAAGTTTAGTTTTACCCAAAAAACCAGAAGCTCCAAATGGTGTGTATGCGTTCTCGGAAGGGTTTGCAAAAACGCTGAGAGAATGAAACCCAGTGAGATTTCTTGGCCTTAAGCTAACATTGTTTAATCTGGATGATCTAAGGAACGGAGTTTTTCTTGCGCTTCCCGTAGCAGCTCCAAGAGTTTGGTTTCTTTGTGCTCCACCAAGAAATTGTTTCGTAGCAGAACCATAACTATTTAGTGTGCCACCCTGTAGGGTTCTGAATTTAGCTGCTCTGCTGGCATCTATTTTTTGCCCTAGTCCTCTATACCCCGGAATTCTCTTGCCTAATTTGCCGGTACCTCGTTTTGATGCACTGTCCATGTATCCGCCACGCAATAGCGTGTTGGAGCCCCTCGTGGTACTAAGGCCTATTGACGCAGCTATTCCCGGAAATGTTTCCAATATGCGAGCATATAGCGGTGCCTCCATTTGATCTATAGGCATATCCCCCTCGAGCATATTATTAATATCCTCTTCTAGAGTTGTGCATTCCGAGAACAATATCTCCAGATGCGCTTAATTGACTTGCTGTTGAAGATGACGATGTATAGGGGGACTGTCTATAGAATTCTTGATTTCTATTAATATGCCCTCCTATGGTAGCTGCTGCAGGTAGGGCTACTCCCATTGAACCACCAATAGCACCACCAATGCCGGCACCAGCGATAGCGCCCATTGCACCCATTCCCATTGCCGCTATTCCTTTTCCAATATAGCCACCCTTTGGAATCTTACCAGCTAAACCTACCCCAGCCTTTGCCCCTAATGGACCTCCAAATATTCCTGCGCCGATACCTGCTCCGATGACTCCACCAGCCATAGCTTCCCCCGCGCCCATAGTTACCAAACCCGGATTTGCAGCCAATGCATCACCTGGAGCAGTTGCTCTCATCAATCCCCCAGCGAGTCCGCCAGTCATACTTCCTAGCAAAAATCTAGAATCTAAATCTCTTCCAGTAAAGTATTGGTCGGCATTTTCGTCCCCGAAAGCTGCTCCTAGTGCTGCGTCTTTGGTTGCCGGACCAACTCTTGACCCAAAGCCAAGAGCAAGAGCACCAACGCCTATGGCGCCCATTGCTGCCTTACTAGACATGATTGAAGCTGGAGCTCTGCCCAGTCTTTCCGCAGCACCTACTCCTACTCTTTTTCCAAAATTTAATATCCCCATTGTCACCCTCCGTATAGGTGATTGTATTTATTATTGCCCATTTGCGTATGGCCTATTTTTCTATTGTCAAGATTTCCTACTACTCCAGCTGTCACTAAAGGATCTCTTCTAACAGAGTTTAAAGATGTCACTGGAGAGTTAAAGCTATTAGGTCTATTCTGGCGAAAAGATTCAGTTGGCTGTTGATCTAGCGTCTCATCATATAAGTTTGTTTCTTGTTTTCTCTTACCTATATAGTAACCTCCAGCGAGTGCTGTTAAACCTAATGCTGCTATTCCTACTGGGCCCTTAAATTTATTATAATTTTCTACTGCTGTGGATAATCCTGTTTTCTTTCTTGAGGAACCTAAATTTGTTACAGCCCTTCTTAAAAGGTTTGGATCATTAGATAAGTCTGCTCCAACTTTTGAGGCGTCTGCAAGTGCTGATTCATTAGCACTTGCCAGCCTAGCACTAGCATTCGGCCCACCCGCATCAATTACCTTCTTATCGTATACGTGACCAAGAGTAACATTATCTCCTGCTGCGTCATCAATAATAGTTGCCTGCATAGTAGAGGCATGGGCAGCGTTATCGTTGGCGATGTCCATTCCATTCCTACTTAAACCTTCTATTATGTTATCAACGGCCATCTGTGATTCTTTTGTCTTGTCTCCAAAGCTAGCAATGCCCACCCCACGCTCTTCTATGGATGTTGTTATTTCTGCAATTGCCCTTTCCTTGTTTTCTGCTACTGTCAATCCCTTTTTGGGCTTATAGGCTTCATCAAATGCTGCCTTTTGAATTTCCATATCCCTAAGTGCTTCCTGAGAATGCACTTGCCCCATGCCGCTACTTAACTTATTTTTATAATTATCTGTTTCTATAAAGTCTTCATACAGATTTTCTGCAATGGTTCTAGCAGTTAGCTTCGATTCATCTCGGCCAGCTCTCCAGAAGACATTTATTGTCTTATACATTTCCCCATCATCGATTCTTTCTGCAACGCTGAAGGCGGTAGATACCTTACCCTGAGCAATCTGATCTCCAACCGTTAAAGGTGAAGTTTTGTCAATCGTTAAGCTTTTGAAATAATCATAATTTAGAAGAATTTTCTTAGCTTGTCCGCCATCTTGTCCAGTTAATCTAAATGTAGACTGCTTTGTATAAGTATGGATTCCAAATTGGGAAGTTACATCAGCTATTGCATCACTCGAGGCAAAGGCAAACTTTTTAGATATATCTTGACTCAAGTCGCCAAAGCCACCAATCATTGCTTTGTCATGTATTCCTCGAGATAATGAAGATGTGCCACTAGATAGTATGTTGCTAATGACAGTCTCTTTAACTCCTAGGAATCCATATTTATTTCCAGCAGCAAGTGATGACTGTGCGTGCGATACAAGTTGTGCTTCAACCTCAAGGGCACCACGTCTACCCATATTTAATCCTGAACTGAAGTTCTGTTTAGCTTCAAAAGATCCATTATTTCTCATGATATCTCTTATGTGCATTTTGTCTGGGGAGTCTGAAAAGTTCTTATATAAATTTCCAACATTTTCTACATATTTTTCAGAATCTATATCTGCCGCTGCGGTTTTCATCGCTCTGCTCATGATTTCCATTGCAGAGCTTTGCTCAAAACTAACACCAAGAGACATTATTAGTTTTTCCGCTGGATTATACGAAAGAGTTTTTCCACCAAAGTTAATTGATTCCGAATTAGATTCATCTAAAGCGCCCTTTATTAGTCCCCTTAGATGCTCTTTTGCATTTTGCTGTTGTAATATTATTCCTTCTTTTTCTGCTCCTGTAAATAATTTAAATGAACCTTTATCAAATTTTATGAATGCTTGTTCACTAAGTTGATTGGGAGTTAGGGTATTAATTAAGCCCTTATCAACAGCCTCTTGCCCCGTTATGATAGCCTTGACGCCCTTTAGTCCTTCATCTTCCTGAACAAAATTCAAAGCTGTATTTGTTAGGTGTCGTGGATCTGCAATATTTGTTACCGCAGTTGTAGCAGCAGATTTGAAAACTGTTCTTCTTGCCAGTTCCAGCAATTTAGCAGGTGCTTGAGCGGATGCGTTATTTGCATCACGAAAGTCTAATTTGCCTGTGTGCATATACTTTAAGATATGCTCCTGAAGCATTGTGTCAGTTTCGGCAATGTGTGATCCTCGGAATATATTTTCAAATATTTTAGGGGCGTGTTGCTCATCTGCCATTAAATCCAATAGGTTAGTATTCATGACAAAGTTTTCTACACCGGCGTATGTCGATTTGCCACCAGTTGCAACATCAGCCAAAGATTCTGTTGAAAAGAATTTTTTGATATATTCTTCTCCACGAACAACTGAATCTGTGTTTCCGGATATAACGTCTTGAGCTTTTCCAGTTATGTATGCTCTACCTAATTCTAGGGTATCCATTACAAACATGTTATTATTTTTTTTCTTGTCTATAAATTGACCCACTAAGCCTTGCAGTTCTTCGTCTGCTTGATAACCTTTCATTCCACTCATAGTTCTTAACATCTGTGTTATGTCGAAGTTAACATTGTGTCCTGTTACCTGATCAGCCTCAACTAGATCTTTAAGAACCCCTTTCATATTTTTAAGAAAACCTGCTTCATCGGTAACTATGTTGGAAAGTTTTTCTCCCTTAGATATAAAACCGCTTAATGTATCACTAAGGCCAGGACCGACTAATATTCCGCCTAATCTTGGGGAATCGTAACCGAAGGATGTACTGAGGGTTTTACCCATTTCATCTAAGCTAGTTTTGCTAGATAAGGATACGGATCTTACCTGCGAACCAGAACCAAGTCCAGTCGTTTCAACGTCAAAAGTTATTACCTTTTTTGCACTTCCGTCTGCGTTAGGAGTAAAATCTAATAACTTACTACCATTGGGATCTCTCATTTTTTGTATCTGGAAAAGATTTCTTTCAAGATCATCTGCGGACGCAATATTTGTTGATCCGAATCTAACGTCGGCAATGCTGCTGGACGTTGGGTCAATGTTAAATATCATCTTATTTAACATAACTTGAGCCGGATGCTCTAGTCCTTGATCGACTTCAAACATTGTAGGTATTCTGTATGGACTGGCTGATGGTAGCTGCTTTGTGGGCATTCCTGCGTTTGAGAATAAATCTTCTATTTTAAGAACTGAACCAGCAAATACGCTCTCAAGCTTTTTCCTTGAGTCTAAATTCAAAATACTTAAATCTATTGACCCGACTTTGCGCATCAAGTCAACATCTAATCCTTTGGCAAATGATTTTCTGACGTTTTTTATATCAGATAATTCTTCATAATATAGTTTTTCAAATTCCCTATATTTTGTCATAAAGGGTGATTTTTTCCAAGTGCCCTGCGCGTCCCTACCGCCGTACAGTTGCTCAGCAAACGTACTGTCAATTATTCTTTCGCCAATTCCCACATCTTTCGGTCTACCTGCGGCTAAATGAGTTGATCCAAATACATTCTTTCTAATACTTTCGATTAAATTAGAAAAATTTTTAAATGCGGGATTGACACTTTCGGGATCTATTGCCATTATTCTTTAATTTCTGAACTCGGTATTTCTATATAATCATCTTTGTCATAAATTCCAAGTTTTTGCTTTAAGAGCTTTTCTCTTTGATTCTCTAGTGATTGAACCTTGAACAATATGTCAGATATGGCTTGTGCGCTGTCGAGTTGAGTTTGGCCAACCTTGGCTTTAGCTTCTCTAGTTGCAAGTAATTGATTTCTTAAATCTTTTCTGCGTCGATGAAGTCTATCTTCAAGTTCTACAGCTAAGTGAAGTTCTTTTTTTAGAATTGGCATTCCGTCATTGTCAACGCCAATAATGTTCTCTTGAATGAAATGCTCTTTAGCTAGAAGTTTGGTCTTGCGAATATACTGAACTTCTTGATCTACTAGATCTCTAATCATAGAAACCTCTACAAGATTATCTGGGTGGACGTCTAGTTGTTCCATATACTCTGCTGTAAATTGTGAAACGATTGACATTTCTATTGGGCATGGCTTTCCCCGAGGAGCTAGGTTTTCCTTTAGCAGTGGGCAAGTATCAGCAAACGTACATTTAGATGCTTCGCAGTTCATGGGGATTGAAGAAAACATTGATGTCCTAGTTTTCTGTGGCCGGACTAAATCAACAGCCTTTTCTCTTTGTTCATCAGTCCATGTTTCAGGGAAAAATAAATCTGGTCTCAAAGACTCAAAATTATTTAAAAATTTACTTTTATCATTTTTTTCAATATTACCCATTTAAATCTATCCATTCAGTACTGTAAGAGCTATCGGAATAAAACTTTTGTATAGTTGCACTTTTACAATAGCTGCAATATCTATCTCTAATTAGGCAGTCGTTGCTAAAGTCAAAATACTCGCTAATTACTTCAGTTTTCTTGTCACATCTCGGACAGTTCATCTAAGGCTTTCATTAAGCTCTTTTGAATCTTCCCTGCTAGATCCGCATTTTGTGCAGCGTTGAAAAATATGCCAACTTCTCTAATTTCATCCGAAGTTAAGTATGAAGATAACTTGTATCTTGACCCCTTGCAAACCTCGCAATAAAAGTCTCTCTCTTCGGTGAAGCACATACATTTTTCAATAATATCAAAAAACTCTAATGAGTCTGCAAGTTCGAACCATTTGTTTTTAAAAAGCTTTTTTATTTGTTCTTTATATGCTCTTAGTTTTTGCTGATCATTGGATAAGAGTGTTCCCATATCTAGCGATTGCTTCATTAAATCATTTATACTTTTATACAGAAAATTTGCTAGCTGAAAATCTCCATTAACATCTGTAAATTTCTTCCAATCATTCATCATTCATCCTAACTCGTATCTTATTTAATATCTAGCGTTTGATTGCCTTCCGGGAGAAACTCCTTCTCCCCTTCTATTCATAGCGACACCTGCTGCGACACCAAGCCCAAGGCCGATTCCTATTTTCTTTCGTGGAGTCATGTTACCAAACATTGACATTAAGGGTTTTTTACCTTTTGGAAAGCTGTCTTCGGTAAGGTTTCCAGCAAAACGACTTAAGTCTATTCCGCTTCCGCTTCTTGGAACATTAGAAACAGCCCTGGCTGCGCCACCTGTGCGCCCCATGCCTACGCCAACAGTTCCTGGCCTTCCGCTTCTTACAGCTAGTCCTCTTCCCGTACTTGGCCCTGGCCCAAGGGCTCCTCTGACTGGCAATCTTGCTGGAGCTTTAGCGCCACTTCCTATTGCTCCTCTTATCGGACTGCTTCGCATGGTAGATTGCCTTGCAAGCATGGCTGCTGCGGTCTGTGATTCTGGGCCACTACCCATATTTGCCATATTTTGTAGAGCTGCGTAACGTCTTGGTGACATCGCCATATTTATACTCCCTATTCTATATTGATCTTTTTCTTTATTGGTTTTTGAAAATCAAAAGTAAAGTTATCATTGAGATAATCTATATAGAATATAGTACCTTTTGGAATATTGCTATTAACAATTGTTTTAGCAAGTGGCGTTTCTATGACGTCTCTTCTAACTTGAGAGATGCCTCTTGCGCCCTTTATGGTATCTACACCCTTCTCTATCAGGGCATTTATAACATTGTCAGTATATGCCATTGATAGCCCTCTTTTGGAAAGTTTTTCTGCTATAACTGACATTTCTATTTCTGCGATCTTTTCACAATCTCCTTGATTGAGGTGGTTGAATACAACTATTTTATCTAATCTATTGATAAATTCCGGCTTAAAGTACTTATTGATAGCTTCGTGAGTATTTTTCTCAACCATCGATCTCAGTGGTGTTTCTTTTGTGTCTCGCTTAAAAGTAATATTTTTAGTAAAACCTGTACCGGTAGCAATCATATGATCAACTGTTTTGTCATTTCCTAGGTTAGTTGTTAAAATTACTATTGTATTTCTAAAACTAATATGATCCCCTTTTGAGTCGGTAACTATGCCATCGTCAAATATTCTTAGAAAGGTGTTCCAAATGTCCTGATGAGCTTTTTCCACTTCATCGATTAGAACTACCGTATATGGATTCTTTTTTACCTGATTAGTTAGTTGCCCACCCTCGTCATGGCCAACGTATCCTGGAGGAGATCCTAACAGCTTGGCATTTTCGTGTTTATGTTGAAACTCTCCGCAGTCGATTCTAACCATCGGAGAGTCATCGCCAAAGAGGTATGTATGAAGTGTGTTTGCTAGGTGGGTTTTGCCAACACCAGAACTTCCGGCAAAAAGAAAAACACCTAAAGGACGGTTTGGATCATTTAGATCGGCTTGTGATCTAAAGAGTGCAGCATTTATTTCTTCAATTGCTTCATCCTGTCCAATAATATTATTTTTTAAATGATCTTCTAGTCCAAGAAATTTTTGTTTAGTAAGTTTTTTACTCTTTGGTAAGGGCTTTGTCTGTTTTGTTTGGGCTTGCTTTAAAAATTCTTTAACTCTTTTAATATCATTATCTACCTCAGAGTTGAAATCATTCTTAGTAGGATTCGTTGAATAGGCGATATTCAACCAGTAGTCTATATCCAAGCCAGGGTTGAGCATCACACAGCCCGCGTATACGGCCTCCAGGGCTCGCTCAGCGCCCTCTCTTGACATGGATGACAGCGCAGCCGCAACATCGGTATTTAGGTTGTAAACGACGTACTGAAGAATTCTCTTACGAAGGTCCTTCGCAGACTTATTCTTCTTGAGAAATTCTTCCACATCGGAAACCGCAAGAACTTTAAATTTAACACTAGTGCCGAGCTCAGGTACAAAGATTTGATATATATTCATAAAATGCCTTTCTGACGACACGTTCCCTTATATAGAATATTATAAGTATACGTTGCTATATAAGTATACAGGATATAGTTGCTATATAAGTATATAGTAAAGGGGGGAAGGGGGGAAGGGGGGATCATGGCTAGCTTATCACAGCGTGTCAACTTTTGTCAACGCGATTTTGGATTATAATCCTCGATGCTAGGATGTGGTTCGATGCAAGGGCCGGAAAATGCCCAATACTTAAGTAAGTCCATGGGTGTTTGAAATCTATTGCTTAATAGGTATAATGCTAAATGAAGTTCTTCATTTTTAGTTACTCGCTTGCTCATTAATACTCCTAGGTGTTATAATACTCTTAAAATATATAAACAATATTATATCACCCCTGGAAGGGATACGTAATGCTGCAGAAGTCCGACCTTATTGGCATTGTTGATCAGAATTTACAACTGCAACATCAAAAAATTCTAACTGCTTTAAATCGAGCAGAGTGCTCATCATCTCAATACGAAATCTTAAAAAAGAATCTCTTACTAGAGATGCGTCGTTTTGAGGCAGAAGCTGATATAATAATAAGTGACGCTGAGTGCAGAAGCACAGATGAACACACACAAGGAAAGCTTTTTGATGACTGAGGATTTAGAGCCCGCTGTAAAAAATGTTGAATTTGATAAATCAACTGGAGAAATACTTCCTTCCGCAAAGAAAGTTCTTAAGGAAGAGTCTAAGACACTTGAGATAGCAATAGCTCAACTTCAGAAGCAGTATGGTGCTGGCTCAGTTGTGCGACTTGGATCCACTAATATTAAACCATGGGACTCAATTTCAACTGGAGCACTCACGCTAGATAATGCTCTTGGAATTGGTGGTTTCCCGCGCGGGCGCGTAGTTGAAATCTACGGACCTGAATCATCAGGTAAGTCCACCATAGCTTTGGCCACAGTAGCCAAGGCTCAGCAAATGGGCATCACGTGCGCTTACATCGACGCAGAGCACGCACTTGATCCAGTATACATGCAGGCTGTAGGCATTGACCTAGACAATCTCTTGTTGGCACAGCCAGATTATGGCGAGCAAGGTTTTGATATTGCAGATAGACTTTTGCGCACTGGAGAAGTCGGATTAATTATTATTGACTCAGTTGCAGCACTTGTTCCTAAGGCAGAGCTTGATGGCGAAATGGAACAGGCTCACATGGGCTTGCAAGCACGCATGATGGCAAAAGCTATGCGTAAGATTACTGGACTCGCTGCTCAGCACAATACTCTTATTATATTCATTAACCAATTGCGAAACAAAATTGGAGTTATGTTTGGTAATCCTGAAACCACTCCTGGTGGATTTGCTCTCAAGTTTGCAGCGTCTGTTCGTATCGACGTCCGCAAGAAGGAAGACTTGAAGGATAAGATGGGCAATCCAATCGGAGTAAAGATTAAAGCTAAGGTTATCAAGAATAAGATGGCACCCCCAATGAAAATTGTAGAGTTTGATATTATCTATGCTCAGGGCATTGATGAGTTTGGTTGTATCTTTGATCTAGGGATAGACAAGGGTGTTCTCGCACAAAAGGGCGCATGGGTTTATTATAACAATGAAAACTTTGCGCAGGGCAGAGATAACGCTATTGAAAAGCTTAAGTCAAATCCTGAGATTGTCGCTGCAATCAAGAAGTAGTTATGGACTTCAATCCAACAATATGTGACGATTGTCAATATCCACCAAATTTCATCATCACACCTTTGCCTCGAAAAAATAACCGACAATTTTTTTCTGTGAAGTGCAGAGATTGTGGTGACTCATGGAACGAATCCCCTGATAGCGACATCAATAACTTTGATGAAGAAATATAACTTATATCTTAAATAACAAGTACTATTTCCATATGTGCTACTCAGGGTGGGTTTATGGATTTTGTTCGACGGATATTGAATCTTTTTAAAAAAGAGCAGATGGCTGGAACTAGTCAATTTACTTCCTTCATTCATGTTTCTGATGTTACTAGTTCTGAATTTGTCGTCACGGTTCACACAGATGAAACTGGGTATTTAATATTCTCTATCTTTAGCCCCGATGAGTGGGCCATGATTGTAGATGTCTGTGAATTGACTTCCCGCGATATTGAAGAGGTTGTCCGTGAGATTTCGGATGATGAAAACATTACCAG